GATGAGATGTCTACCGAAAACTTGAAAAATTTTCTTGCTATGAAGCTAAATTTCTAATATAATATATCTTATAAATTCGGAAGAATAGCATAACGGTATTGCAGCAGATTGCTAATCTGTCGGTTTGAAATATAGCCTTGTGGGTTCGATTCCCACTTCTTCCGCCAAATTCTGGTTCTCAAGCTCATATGGTATGAGCACCCAGCTCATAACTGGAAGGTACGTAGGTTCGAATCCTCGGGGAGCCACCAACTTAATTAGGGGATTACAAGTGGAATTATACATAGTTTATGTTGTGTTTATTCAAGATAGAGAATACCCTGATGAATATAAAAAAGGATATAGGTTAGCCAGAGCCACCTCTGAAGCCCAAGCTATGGATAAAGTGGCAGATTATATGATTACGGTAGAAAACGTACACTATATCGACTACCTTGAGGCCTCAAAAGTAATTGACTAAGTTACACGGGGGTGTAATCGAATTGGCATAGGTACTGGACTTAAAATTCAGGTTTTGTGGGTTCGAATCCCACCACCCCTACCAAATTAAGGAAATAAGATGTATAGACATCCACCTCCGCCAACACGTCGTTCTAGGGAAATCATCCTCATGGAATTGACGAAAAACTTCAAGGCGACCCTTGAGGATAGAGACTTAGGCACAGATGAAGACGTTGATTTCATCTGTAAACTATTAAAAATGAAACTGGAGAAATAACATGGCTAATCCTGAAATTACCATGCAACGATTCATGGCTAAAGGCATGATAGCCGAGGCAGGCATTGAACAAGAAGTAAAAAGTTATTACGAACAGATTAAGGATATTATAGACTCTGCTAAAAACACCGGAGAAAAAGAACACGGTGCAGCAATTATGGCTATAACTCTTATTAGTCTAGACTTGGCCGAAAAATCTGGAGTTTAGCTCCTCCAAACAGAATTTTTAAAAATGTACTTGCCTTTTACTTTAAATTTCTGGTATAATAGTTATATAGATTGATGAAGGAGTTAATTAATGCAAAATCGTGTTGTAGCAACTGGTATTGAAAGTGCAATCTGCAAATCCTGGGAAGACTGGGAAGGTGAGATTGAGTGGCTCTATCTCTATAACGTAGAGCTTTTACCGGAAGTTAAAGCTAAATGTATTGAAGCTGGCATGGCTCCAGATGCAAAAGCTGATATTGATATTTTAATGTCTGAACTTAAAGGTCGTGTAGTTACCGTTAGTAATGAGGGCGAAGAAGTTTTCGAACTTCCGTTCTCCTTAACTGTCACTCCTAAGTTCGACTAACTAATACAGCACTGAGCAAGTTCTTTAAAATTTGACTTGCTCAGTGCCTTAAAACTTGGTATAATAGTTATCTAATTCGGAAACATATTTAAAAGTGTTTAAACTAGTATTTGAATACTTTTAAATATGTTGGATTAGTATCGTAGAGGTAGCGAAGCAGACTGTAAATCTGCCGACTCGGAAGGGTCTCGGGTGGTTCGACTCCATCATCCAACACCAAATTTAAGTCCTGTTAGACAAACTGGTAAAGTCACTACCCTTTCAAGGTAGGATTTGCGGGTTCGATCCCCGCACAGGACGCCAATTTCTGCATTCCTAGAGTGTTACTGGACAGCATGTCGGTCTCCAAAACCGTACGGTCTAGGTTCGAGTCCTAGTAGGTTTGCCAAAATTTGCACCTTTAGCTGAGATGGATTAGCGCTTGCCTGAAGAGCTTGAGAGGTTCGTTCGATACGAACAGGGTGCACCAAATTGAAGGAGATGCTGATGCATCCTGAAAACTTCTTTATTTACTGCGCGGATAAGTCGCTGAAACGTAGAATTAACAAAGTCTATCATTATCGTGCTAGTCAACAGCCTTATGTATATGCTTTTGATGGTGATCACATTCCATTAGAACAATTATCTTGTGACTACATGATATTGAAGAACTTTGACGAGACAAAGATCTCAAGCGTTCATAATCGACAGAATCCCTTAACGTGGAAATATAGGAAGAAAAAGAAAGGCATCAAATTCTTAAAAAATGTAGTTGCTTAGTTTCCAAAAGTTCTGTATAATAATTACATAAATTGAACTGGAGAAGCAACATGACAGAACAAGATAAACCGACCGTTGGCTGAATGGCTTAGGCGAAGGATTGCAAATCCTTTTTATGTGAGTTCAAATCTCATGCGGTCGTCCAATTTGCTAAAGGAAAGAAGTAGTGCATACAAAAGTTTTTGATAGTTTGGTAAAGAAAGGCGTTGTTACTAATGAGCCCTTCTATATAACCGCAGAACTAATCCAAAGATTTATGGAAGAATATATAAATCTTTCAGGAACCAATGGTAATACCAAAAAGAATACGAATACTATGTATTCGAGAAAACTTGCTGCACTTTCCTTTATAAAGTTTAAGCAGGAAAATAAACTTCCTATTTCTGAAGGTTTTGTATACTGTATTAGTAACCCTGCATGGAAAAATCAGTATAAAATAGGTATGAGTCAAAATCCAAAAGAGAGATTAGCTCAATATCAGACTTATTCCCCTTATAGGGATTATAAGTTAGAGCATTGGTCTTTTTGGTTTGACAAACGAAAAGGTGAAAAACTAATTCACCAGTATTTCAAAGATTTAAAAGAACATGAGTGGTTTAGTATAAATTCTAGGGATCTTAGTAAATATCTAGAACGTATTAACTCTAGTTCTGACTTATATGGTTCCTTAGCTCTAATTGGTTAGAGCGGCATCTTGTTAAGTTGAGGGTTGCTGGTTCGAATCCAGCAGGAACCGCCAAATTCTGTGTAGAGTTAAGTAAACCGGTAGCCAACCAGCTATCATTGCTGACATCGAACTCAGCCACAGGTACCATTTTCATTAATAACTGAGGAAACAAGCATGTCCAAGAATGTGATTGCGCAACTAGAAGTTCATCGTGATAGCACTATCAACAATATTGAAGTTGAGAAGAAATACATCGAAGAACTTAAACATGATATACTAGTAAGTCTCAATCGTCTTAATGTACGAAAAGAGTTTCTTAAAGAACTTAATGCAGCTATTGAAAAACTCAAAGCTGAGTAAATAAATTATGCGACCGGGGCTGGCTTGGTAATGGTACTCCCCTGTCACGGGAGGGAATGTGGGTTCAAATCCCATCGGTCGCGCCAACTTAATTCAGTATGAGAATATACTATGCGTAATGCTAAAGAAGAGCTGTTACTCGCCTTAAAAAATACCAATTCTAAAGTTAAGTGTATTAAAATAGAATTTGGGTATTATGGGGATAAAAAAGTCTGGGTATTACCTTTAGGCTATACAGAAGAAGATATTGAGAATTTTCTTAATAATCTAGACTTTGAGTATGATTCTGGATACGGTGGACAATTACTTTATGGTAATGTATGGTTTGCCGATGGAACTTGGCTAGAACGTGGGGAATATGATGGTGCTGAGTGGTGGGAATACAAGGCCACCCCAGCAATCCCAGAGGATTGCCGAACAATTAATGGTGAAGTAGATAATACTTTACGGTTAAACTAACAGAATTTCAGTGCAGAACACGGAGCTAGCAATTCGGAAGTGCTGACTCATGATAAGCTGCCTATGTACTTGCGAAGCGGTCGTGTCCAAGACTCGGACTCTTGCACTGAAAACAATCAAACATTCTAGCGTGGTTGATGGGGAAACCAGCTTGGCGAGGGCAGAAGCTCGTTCGATTCGAGTGAAAGAATGGTTCTCGTAAGTCCGCACAAGTGATAACAGGTTCGAGTCCTGTCTAGAATGACACTATAAAGTCTACTTATTATGTAGGTTCCGATAGATCGGCGGGTCTATTCTGGCATTTAAGAGAGGTCTCGCAAACTTCTTTGTCAGCCGTGGGGTTGGTAGCCTCCAGGTAGCCTACACAATAAGTAAATTTATTAAAAATTCATTTGCTATTCAGCTTAATTATCTTTATAATATATTTTATAAAGTGAAGAGAAGGAAAGCAAAATGAAACACAAGATAGCTCAAGTTTTTATGGCATTATGGTGTATGCCCATAGCTATAACAGCATTTAATCTAGATACTTTTACTATAGAAGAAAAATGTATCGGATTAGTTAGCGGCTTTAGTATGCTGGGCTTATCTTTGTTGTGGTTGAAGAAATAATATTCTCCGTGTAGCTCAGTTTGGCCAGAGCGTTTCGTTTGGGGCGATAGGGTCGGGGGTTCAAATCCTCCCACGGAGACCAAACAATTGCGGGTTAGATCTCTGGTAGAGATCGCTAGTCTCATAAGCTAGAAAGAGGTAGGTTCGATTCCTGCACCCGCTTCCATTTTAATAGAGGATTTCGAAATGAAAGTATTTCGATTAGTAGTAAGTGACAAACGTTTAGGTAATAATACCTCAAGATCCTTACTTGCACATTATGGAAAAGATGAAAAAGAAGTAATGGCGGAGTTTGGGATTAATCATTCTTACTTAAAAGTCCATTCTATTAAGGAAGTTTATGCTTATTAACCGTGTACTTCAAGCCCTGGATCTTCCAAAGCACTTTACTATTACTGACTCCTTAATACGTAGGTATATGGAGAAGTATAACGAAATATCCGGTAAAGAAGGTAAACTAAAATCCTCAGAGTTTAAGTTCTGTTATAGAATGGCAGCGTTAAACTTACTGAAGTATAAAAGGGAGCATAAAATCCCTATAACAGAAGGGTTTGTATATGTAATAGGTAACCCAGCGTGGCCTGGACTCTATAAGATAGGTATGACAGTAGACGTAAATGAAAGACTGTCTAGTTATCAAACATATTCGCCCTATCGTGATTACAAGTTATACCATTTTAGATTCTCCTCGGACAAGAGAAGAACTGAAAAAGCATTACATAATCTTCTGAAAGACTACAAAGTATCAGGAGAATGGTTTGAAGTACCTCTGTTAGACGCTTTTAAACTATTAGTAGAGAATTTGGATTGCTAGCTCAACTGGATAAGAGTAGCGGACCTTTAATCCGTCAGTTCTGGGTTCGAATCCCAGGCAATCCACCAAATTTTTGCTCGGTTAGTTTAATGAGAGAACCCCGTCTTTACACGGCGGTAGCGATAGTTAGATTCTATCACCGAGTACCAAGTCCAAGAAATTTCAAAAACGCATTTGCTTAATGCTTAATTTCTTGTTATAATATTTATATAAATTGATGAGGAGAAATCCTCATCTTAGTTCACTAAGGTATTAGCTCGACCTAGGACTGGCTGCCAAAAAGCACGATCCCTACGATTTGGGAGAAGTTCTAGATTAGTCCACTAGATTCATGGCAACTGAATAGTGTATCGGGTTTGCGAGATGACGCGGTTCCTTCCGCTCGAAGCGAAGGTGCTGTAGTTACGCCGAGCTAATAGCCTTAGTAAACTAAAGAATTTGGGGATATAGTTTAATGGTAGAACATCTGCTTTGCACGCAGAAGACGAGGGTTCAACTCCCTCTTTCTCCACCAAATTCGGGGCTATGCTGGAACTGGTAGACAATACGGCCTTAGATTCCGTAGCTTAAATGCGTGGGAGTTCGAGTCTCCCTAGCCCCACCAAATTTGATGGTCAGAGTAAATTAAACCTACTATCTCGGTTGAGCTGTTTTAATGGGTTCGAATCCCAGCGAGGCGTAACTGCCTGGTGTGATAGAGGCATCATCTTATTATTGGAAGAGCAAATCGAATTGGCGACGAAAACCGCTTGGAAAGTGGCTGACTGGTAAAACGGCTTGAGAGTTCAAATCTCTCCTCTTCCGCCAAACAAATGGAAGGTAGGGCGTAGTGGTACGCAACTAGTCTTGAAAACTAGCCCGCTGTAGTGATACGGTGATGGTTCGACTCCATTACCTTCCTCCAATTAACTATAAGGAATCCTTATGAGCAAAACAGTTACTGTAACAATGAAGGACGGTAAAAAATTTAAAGCATGCCTTCATGAAACAGATAATGGATGGGCAGCCTATTTGCCTCACCTAGACTCCACCGGGTATGGAATGACCCAGCGTGAAGCTATTGTTGATGCTTTAAATGAGGCTTCTGCTGGTTTATAAAAATTCTTGGAATATGCCGGAATTGGTAGACGGGACTGCCGAATAGGTTTACTAGGAACATCCACTCCTAGAAATATACCTTAAAAGCGGTTGAGATAAATGGTCTATCTCGTGAAGGTTCAACTCCTTCTGTTCCTTGATATATCAATGGCTCAAAGTGTAACGGTGCTATTTGATGCGCTTGGAAAGACTTTCCCGACATGCGTTCGGGGGTAAGCTTCTGGGGCTAGAATAGAAGAGTTTCTGAGAGCCGCCACAATTGAAAATTCGTACTCGTCTTGAGCTGCGTGCAATAGGAGATAACTTGATTAGTATTCTAGAACATGCTAATTGAGGATGGTTTCGCTAACCCTGCGAGTTTTCAATTGTGGCTATATCATAATTGGTTAATGATCCTGATTGTGAATCAGGCCTATGTGGATTCGAATTCCACTAGCCACCCCAAATTAACTTAAATAGGAAATAAAATATGGCTGATTTCTGCAAGCAATGCTCCCTTGATATGTGGGGCAGAGATACTGGTGACTTATCTGGTCTGATTACAGAAGCCGAAGTCAAAGAAGGTTATGGTGCAGTTGTGGTTTGCGAAGGATGCGGAGTCATTCGAGTAGATCATGAAGGTAAGCGCCTTGAAGAACCTGAGCCAATTACTCTACTTCCGTAGAGTAAAGAATTATTGGGATGTAGATCAATTGGCAGATCGTCGGCCTCTGACTCCGAAGGTTCCACGTTCGATCCGTGGCATCCCAGCCAAATTATTGGAGAGTAGTGTAACGGTTAGCACAACGGCCTTTGACTCCGTTAATGGTAGGTTCGATTCCTCCTTCTCCAGCCAAATTAATGCGTGATTAGTTCAGTGGCTAGAATAACTGGCTTCCAACCAGTAGACACGAGTTCGACTCTCGTATCCCGCACCAAATAAGGAATCTCTATGCACGTTTTTGAGTTTCGTAATAAAAGTACCGATAAACGAGTTATCATTATTGGGGAAACATACCGAGCTTATGAACAAACTGACGGCTCTGTTATCTTGAATGATGAGAAAGGAGGTTTTAGCTTTTACCCAGAAGAAACGTATGAAGAGTTTCGTACTAAGTTTCTTTTACCAGACTGGCTAGCAGTAGCCAAGCAACGAGAATCCGAAGATGGCTGATAACCTAAAATTAAAGGTTGACAAACAAAAGAAATACGTTGAGATTGAATTAGGCGAAGAACGTTTAAAGCTAACTTTCGAGTTTCTTCAGCAGTTGGCAATGACAGTAATGTCAGATAAATCCCCTGTATTTGAAAAAGAAATCCCATTGAAATAATGGGATTATCGCTCCTAAAGCATTGCTGGCGATGCAGTTGCCTTGTAAGCATCTGAACCGGGTTCGATTCCTGGTGGGAGCACCAAATTTAAAAATTCATTTGCCTTCTCTCTTATTTCTTGTTATAATATTTATATAAATTAATGAGAGGGAAACCAAATGAAGCGTTATCTTTCTGTAGTATTCCAAACTGGTGGCCAAAGATATACCTATGAATTTCCATCTTCTTGGAAAATCAAAGAAGGTGATCAAGTAGTTGTGTTAACACCGCGTGAAGAGTATAAAGTAGTAACGGTTAAACAGGTATTTCCAAAAGATCATGAACCAGCTAAAGGCATTCGCTATAAGATGATTCATGGTGTAGTTCGTCAAGTACCACGAACTGAGGTAGAAATAGATAAGACTGGAGAAGCTAAATTCCATTATACTTCTTACCTAAACGAGATACGATAATGAGAATTTCTTTTACAGAAAAGATTATGTGTAGCGGCGTAATGATCATTACAGCATGGGAGGGTAAACTATGGTGTAATGTATCTGGCCTAAAACCAGAAGATCAAACACCTGAAAACATCCGCAAAATAAAAAGAAAAATGGTGGAATGTGCCCGACTTCCCGGTGCGCCTAGAAATGGTAAACGTTCTGCAACCAAATATTAATGCTTCGGTAGCTTAGCGATCTAAAGCACTCGGCTGATAACCGAGAGATCGGGGGTTTAAATCCCTCCCGGAGTACCAAATTTAGGAATTAAGACTATGCGTCCAGGAAAGTTTAAAAAAGCTAATTGGTCTAAAGAGTACAAAGAATACTTACTTAGTCTAGTAAAACATAATAGTTAGTTGGCAGAGTGGTTATGCACCTCCTTCATACGGAGCGACTACAGTGGTTCAAATCCACTACTAACTACCATTAAAAGAGCTAGAGATAGCTAAATATAGGAGCAATTATGTTAACAGTTAAAATAATGTCCACTGATGGTGGTGAGCAGATTCATGTTGGTAAAAGCGTAGGGTTTAATCCCAGAAATAAAAGCATAGCTATTTCTGGAATAGATCAAGCAATCTTCTTAAAAGAAGATGAAGTAGCATACGTTATGAACCAAACTGGTAAGACAGTTTCTGTATATCGTGGTAAACTATAGAGAATAAAGAGCTGAGCCAATTTCTAACATCGGGGAGAGCTAATGAAAGCATATCAAAATCTTAAGTCTGGCGTAATTAATCTTGTTCATGATAATCAGATTATTCAACTGTACTCTAAAGATGGTGAACTTAAACAAAAAGTTCTGGTTGAGGATCTAGAAGGTATCACACCACATTTTGACCCAGAATCCTTCCGTGAAGTCAAGGTGGAAGTAGTTCCTCAAATCGAGGGAGGTCAGCACCTAAATGTCAATGTGTTAAGTCGTGATCAGCTTTTGGATGCACAGAAACATCCTGAAAAATACCCTCAATTAACTATCCGTGTTTCAGGGTATGCTGTACGTTTTAACTCACTGACGCGTGAACAGCAGAACGACGTTATTAGTCGTACATTTACTCAGGCGATGTAATGGGGCTTGGATACGGTTTCTACGAACTACGTAAGGTAGTCGAGCAAACTCCATTTATCTCCCAAGTTTTAGGAGAAATGTGTGGATCGAGCATTAAGACGTCATCACCGGCAACGTGTAAAGAACAACCGCAAGAAGTATTGGACAGTCTTCCCACATGAAGAAAGCCCTAAACGGTTAGGTATTATCACTACTACTCCTTGTATCTGTTCTTGTTGGATGTGCGGGAATCCTCGCAAACACTTTAAGAATAGTAAAGCAGGGATGAAAACCTCGGAGATTAGGAAAATGGAAGCAATGATTACGGATATTTCAAATGATGAATTTGATGGCTTCGTAGGATTCGGAGAAGGAATTAGCTCAGGCTGTTTCGAAGATGAACGCCCCGATCTGTAATTAATAACAAACCCCAGCTATTGAATAAGTAGTCTGGGGTTTTTCTGTATACAGGTAGATAATTTATGTATAATAAAATTCATCCACATTAGGTTAATTCAAAAGACTTAATGGAGGTAATATGAGCCGTACTTATCGTAGACAAACTGGTGATCAGTGGTGGAAGTCTAAAGCTAATTACACCCAGGGATATACTTTCCTCAAAGCAAGTGGCTACTACATTCGTGTTATTTATGCTAAATCCTGGGATGAGGTAGAACAGGAAATGGAAGAAGCAACCATTCGTAATGAGAAAAAAGATGGTTATAGCTGGAATTCTGTTAGTAAGAATGTTAAGTGGCATTCTAATAAAATGGTTCGTCAAGGAAATCGTCAAGAACTCCACCGCGTGATGAAAGATCCAGAAAATTACGACTATAATCGCGATCATGACATGCGTAAGCGTGGATTATGGTGGTGCTATGATTGAGAACAAAATGGAAGAATGGAAAATCATCGAGAATTTTCCATCTTATGAGGTTTCTAGCTTAGGTAGGGTTAGAAACTTAAAAACAGGAAAAATCCGAAAACCAGTAGTCCATCACAGTGGATACTTACAACTAAACCTAGTAAAGGAAGATGGGTCTAAAAAGACTGTGTATATCCATAGGGTAGTGGCCTTTGCTTTCTGCAATCCTCCTAAAAACTGGAAAGAATTAACTGTCAATCATAAAGATGGAAATAAGGAAAATGTAGAGGCTACTAACCTAGAGTGGATTAGTATGTCAGATAATTTAAAACACGCAAGACTTACGGGTTTAAATCCTATAGATGGTGAAATGAACGGTAGGGCTTTATTAACAGCAGAACAGGTTCTTTGGATACGGAATGTTTATATACCCAGGGACAAGGAATTTGGGCAGAAAGCCCTTGCAGAAAAATTCAATGTTAGCAAAGCCACTATAAGCCATATAATAACACGTAGGACTTGGACAGAAATTTAAATAATTCATTTGCTAAACCTCTCTCATCAATTTATAATATATTTATAAATTGATGAGAGAGGTTTGAAATGAAAAATCGCCTAGACTGTGCCATTCATGTTCTTGAACATGATGTTGTGGGAACCTGTATGTCTTACCACGAAGCAGGTCGTTTAATTAAAGAACGTGTGGCAGATGTGTGTGGATTGAAGATTACTGCTGAGGAAGCTGATGGTCTTTTAGGTCAAGCACTGGAAAAAACCGAGATGTTCCTCTGCGATTCTTGTTCTTGGTGGTGTGAAGCTCACGAACGTTCTTTCAACGATTATGATGTATGTCGTGATTGTAGTGGGGAGGATGAAGATGAATAAGTTTATTATTGCACTGATGATCTCCGCAGTTAGTTTCGGTTCTCTGGCATCTACCAAAGTTTCTATGAAAAATGGGAATGTTAGGGTACAACAGAATGGCATTATTACCGAGTATGGTAAAGTTCGTGATGTTAAGGAACGTAATGGCAAAGTAGAGGTATACACTAACAAAAATTTCTCTACTCCGGCTGTTACTGTTAGCAAACGTGGTGAGATAACTACTCAACGTACTAATAGCTCTAGTTCTTTTACTTGTCGTTATGATTGCGACTTTGAAGGTGAAGATGAATAATTTAGATCCTAGAATTAAATTTGCAATTACAGAAATCCAAGATCAAATTGATGAAGACTTCACTATTTGGTCAAGATCTGGTAATGGGGAATACTGCCAGCTTTACAGCATGAAAATGGGTATCTCAATTGAGCTTAATATCAACTCTGAAGGTAGGGTAGAAGCCCAACCCATGTTCAGTGTTCCAGGCTTCTCTGGGTTTGTTGCGGGTATGAAATTATGCCTACCAAATAACCATCTTCATCGAGTTATTTGTCAGCTAGAGACTATTAAGCATTTCTTGCCAGAAGATAATATTAATGACTACTACCATGAAGTTGTAGCAGCTCATATGATGAAAGAACGCAAACGTAGGAGAGAAGAACGTGAAAAGACTAAATATTAATAGCACAGTGCAGATCCCAGCAACTAAGGATATTTTAACATTCCTACGTAGTGAGAATGCCCAGTTTTGGCATGACTATATCCAGAAAAATAAAAATAACCCAGATGTAGTTGCCTTTGCCAAAAAACGTATCGAAGAATATAAAGATCCAGAGATTAAAGATGGGATGATCACTATGCAATTGTGGGTAGCCATGAATACGTTTGGACCTACTATGAGTCTAGGATTTACTCCACTGTTTACAAATATTCTAATTAATGAAAAGGATCTGAAATGATTATCTCTCCCTTTGCTCTTTGGTTCGTCATTGGATCCATAGTAGCTATTTATAGCTTGGTTGATGATCTGTATATTTCTAAGAACAAAGATGTAATATTATATGTTATACATAAAACCCGACCGTTAGACCTACCACCTCTTGATGATAAAACATTACTCAGATGTGCTAGATCTGCGATATTTATTATGGATATTCTTCTAGGCCCAACATCTGTGTTTTTCTTTTATAGAAAAACTCGTAATATGAGAAAGTTTAAAGCTGATATGCGGAATATTTAAAGAACTCGCGTAGGACCGAGTTGCGTCACCTGCAACTGTTACGGATAAGGGAGTCGTGCCCCTTAGTGCGGTAAGTGGTGAGGTGGCTGCTAGCCCTAACTGGAGATAATATGACTATATTACTAATTCTTGTTACAACTTGGTTTTTAATCGGTGCTGGATACGCGATAGCTATTATTAGACATTTGGACGAACATTCTGCTGAATGGTTTGTTAAGTATCTACGTATTGATGGTCAAGAACATGAGTTTAAAGATGAAAGACAGAAAAAAGTAGTAAATAATATGACAGCCAAAGAATGCTTGTTCTACATGCGTATTGTAGGGTTCTTTGGACTATTAGTTGCTGACATCAAATTGTGGAGAAATGCAGGGGTACTGCGTAAAGCTAGAGAAACTAATATTACATAAGATTGATACTAAATCAACTTACTAGCAAAAGCAAATAATGACAAAGCCCAGCCTGCACTTTTGCGACTGGGCTATTTTTATAATAAAATTTTAGTTGCTTAGATGCCCAAACTTTTGTATAATATGTTTATAGATTGAGGCAAGAGGATTAAATATGAGGATTATTTCTAAGTTCGCCGATGTGTATGATTTGCAGAACAGTTTGTTCGACCCAGATCGTGTGTGGGAACGTAAAACTGAGGAGTTACTGGTTAAAGTAACCGATGATGCAGAAAAGAACATTGTGCATACTCGCCAGGTATTTCGTGATGGTTCGCTATCTTTCCGTGGTGATTTCGAATACTTCGTAAACCCCCTATTTGTTGCAGGTGAAGTTTACTGGTTACACGAGCTGTACTGCTGGCATCCAGCATTTAGCTTCAAAACGTTTAATCTCGACACTATGTTCGATAAAATGGAAGAGATGGGATTACATGCTCGCTCTTACTTAATGGATAAGAGTCGTGGAGATGTTCGTGAAACAATGCGTGATCTGCTAGCTGAAGCAAAACCTAAAGCAGAACGTATCTTATCCGAACTGCGTGTACCGATTGCATATGTGAAAGGTATTAAAAAGAACGATAACGATGATGTTCGTAACTTCGTAATTCAGACTAACATTCGTTTCCATCAGTCCGGTATTCCGTGGCAGGAAATTGAAAGTAACTTATACCGTTTACACCAAGTTCTCGAACAGTATATCTTCGGTGTACTAGGAACTGGTGAGCCTGATATGATTAAAGTATCAGATAAAGACAGGTTAGCAGCGCATGGATTTGATACAAAAACTTCTTTCAGGAATATGGCGCGGTAAGTGGTATATCCTGGGAGCAGGTCTAGCGATAGGCATCGGGTTCGGTGCTTATCACTTAATAAATAAAGTGGAGACTTTGGCGGGAGATCTTGCGGTAGCTACTAAAAAGATCTCTTCTCTAGAGACTTCCCTTAACAAGGTGAAAGCTGAGAGTGAACTTCGTGAGACTCGTATGAATCAGTATTTCACAATGAATAATGTTTCCCAAGCAGATCTAGATAAGAAAATTAGTCAGCTTGATAAAGCACTTAGTCGTCAAGACATTATAGCTGCAAAGCCTGGATTGGTAACATTAATTGCTAAAAAGCAGAGTAAGGAGTTCGAGGAAAGATTAGCATGTTTAACTGGAAACTTGGAATACTGCTCGCAGCCGCAATCACAATCACAGGCTGTGCACAAGAAATAAAGACAGAATCTACACATGAGCTACCAACAGCTCATGTAGACTGGCCCAAAGGACTTCAACCTTGTAGCTTTGACTTTAAGTTTGAAAAGAAATTAGCTACAAATGGAGAAGATGGTGTAGTAGTTGTTGTACCATATAAAGATTGGAATATGTTGGCAAAATGCCGTGAGGCAGAATATTCATATATTTCACGGCTGACAAGTATGGTTTGCTTCTATCGCCAAGATTTACAAGAAAAACGTTGCTTAGTTTACTATCCACCCATTAACAATAGGAAAGATTAATGTCAGTATTAGTAGGTCTGCATGGTGAGGCTGGTTCTGGAAAAGACACTGTTGCAAAATTAATTATCGATTGGTGTAATGACACGTATCCAACGTGTTTACCCCGTCGTTACAGTTTTGCTAAGCCCGTTTATGAACTTGCATCCGTAATCCTCGGTGTAACTCCAGAGTTTCTAGGAGAGCGCAGGGGGAAAGAGATTGACCAATGGTTTACGGTCACACAATCTCAATTGGAGCGAGCTAGAGATGTATGGTTTAAATACGGTATCGATAAGTTTGAAGACTTCTCGTACGTTTGGCCAATTTTTGAGGAAAAATATCTTAATCCTCAACAACTTATCTCAGAGAATAAAGAAGACGGACTTTATAGTTTGTTTATTTCTCCGAGAAAAATGTTACAGCTCGTAGGAACAGAGCTAGGAAGGCAGCTGGTGCATGAACGCATTTGGCTCATAATTCTGGAGCAATCCATCGCTAAAGACGACCCAGATGTCGCCGTAATAACAGATGTTAGATTCCCCAATGAAGGAGAGTTACTCAGAGAAACAAACCATTTAGATATGGATTCTTTGATAGTAAATGTAGTACCCGCTGAGCAGAAGTTCACTATTAAATCAGATCATCCATCTGAAAGTGGTATTCCTGCAAAATATATCACTCACGAATTAGTTAATAAATTCGATGGTATCAATAACCTTAAACTAGAAGTGTATAACTTCTGTGACTTAGAGCTAGAACCACTAGTTGGATAATCAAGGATCGCTATGACTAATAAAAAAGAAGAAAAGACTAACCTGTTTCACTCCATTCGCCAATCTAACGAGTATACCTTTTTCTTTGATGAAGAACTTGGTCCGCCGGATGAATACCGTGATTTATCAATGGTACTTATGCAGGCAAATGAGGATGACGAAATTAATCTGATGATTAATGGCCCGGGTGGTTATGTTGATACTGCCGCACAGTTATCTAACTTAATTGCTAATTGCCGTGGAACAGTTATAGGACATCTGATTGGTCCTAGTGCTTCTGCTTACTGCACAATTTTCCTATCCTGTCATGGATGGGTAGTACATCCACATGCTACGTTAATGGGACACACGTTCTCTGGCGGATTCTGTGAGAAGGGCCAAGAAATCAAGAAAGCCTATGAATCTTACAACAAGTTCGTAGAAGATATGATGCTAGATGTCTACTATCCGTTCTTCTCTATAGACGAAATCGACGAGATGGTAAAAGACAACAAAAATATCTATCTAGATAGCAAAGAAATCCATAAGCGTATTGAAATCTTGGCAAAATATCGATCTGAGCAATATAATAAAGCCCAGTTACCTCAATCCGAGGAGCATAACGAAGAGTAAGTAATTTTAAGCCAGGGTTTAACGACCCTGGCTTTTCTTTTATCTAAAATTCTTCTTGACAACGACAAAATTTTATGCTCCAGAAGTGATCTTTAAAAACACATTGTAATTTTCCTCCAAAATTAGTATAATGGTACTGGTTAGAGGAGGTTACAATTGGAAAAGTTCTTACAATTATTAACGGTACTGCTCCAAGAAGCGAAAGATCCAGCATCGCTTCTTAAACGTCTGCTAACTATCTTAGTTGCTGTCATTATTTTCTTATTTGTTAGTAATACTAGTGAGGTGATGTCATTCTTAAAGACTTTCTCCACGTCTGCAGTTTTACAAGATTTACAAACCCAGAGGATAGATAACTTCCCTAATGTGGCGAGGGAAAAGAGCATGGTTCTCTTCTCTCAGACGGGTGCAGATGCTGTTTTTGTAGTCAAGTATAAACCAGATGCTATCAATGATTATTCCAATATTATTGCATGGGAAAGTAATGCGCAATTAGATAGGGCTGACTTGGCCGATAAAGCGGTAAATAAAACGTCTGAATTATACAGACGTCATTTAGAGGGCTTTAACTACGTATCGGATTTAAGTGTAAGAGTAAATAAATATATGGGGTTAAATATACCTGCGTTTAAAAACGTTACTTTTAATTACATATACACTTGTCCATATTTCAATCTAAAAAATATCTATGCTGGGTACATTGGTATTGCTTGGAAAGATAATCCAGTAGATACAGCTGATTCTGAACAGTTCAAGGAATATTTAGCAAAGCTCTGTTCCCCACAACAGAGATCTTTAGGTAGGTCAATATGAGTTTTAAATTTGGTAAAAATAGCGAAAAACAATTAGCTACCGTTAAGCCCGAGCTACAAAAAGTAGCTCGTAGGGCTTTAGAATTATCTCCGTATGATTTCACAATCGTGCAGGGTATTCGTACAGTAGCACAAAGTGCCCAGAATATTGCTAATGGTACTTCATTTTTAAAAGATCCTAGTAAAAGCAAACATATTACTGGGGATGCTATTGATTTTGCTCCATATATTAATGGCAAAATTGATTGGAATGACTTAGAAGCATTTTGGGCAGTTAAAAAGGCTTTTGAACAAGCTGGTAAAGAGCTAGGCATTAAACTTCGTTTTGGTGCTGATTGGAATGCTTCGGGAGACTATCACGATGAAATAAAACGTGGTACCTATGATGGCGGTCATGTCGAACTAGTTTAATTAATAACTTAGGCGGGAATATTCCCGCCTTTTTAGGCAAAGGGGGCTTTAATAATTTTTGAAGATAGGAGAAAGCCATGTTTGCAGAACTATTCACTATGATGCTGCTAGGTATCTGGAAAATAAGTCTAGTAGTATTCGTTTTAATGATAGTCTTTACTATCATTGCATTAACTACCCGAAATAGCTTATTAATAAAGGTTATTCACGGACTAGAGTATATAATTATGGGTTCATTCGGCGTTTGTAAATGCAATTGCCATAGAGATACGAAATATTGTTGGTTATGGATGGAACTAGAGAATCCTATATCCATAGCTTTGGCTGTTTCATTCGGTATGATTCTTATGGCCCTTACTCTAGCATTAATACCTTTGATGTTAGCTGGGGGAGTTACAGCGTATTTCACCCTTTTCTCCCCGATACTTATGTACTCAATTTACCCAATAACTATGTATCTAGTTAGGAAAAGATTTATACATGCAGTAGATTAAGATAAAAAAGTAGTTGACTTTCCGCTGAAATTTTTATATAATATTTGTATAAATTGAATCAGAGGAGTTTCACAAATGTCAGATCGTTACTATACTCAGATGGCTAACCATTACAATATGGCTCCGTATGAATTGAACATCGCATTACGTGACCTCGATTCACCAGAGCGTGCAAAACTTGAGAAAAAGGCGGGAATTCGTATGTCTAGCAAGGGCAAGAAACTTACTCGTATTGACTTAAATACCATGCTAATGGAAGAGCTTGGCGTGAATATTGAAGGTCAGAAGTTGCCTCTCAATGTTCTTGAAACGATGCTGGATAAAGTCAAAAAGAAAACCTATAAGAAAGTACAAGTACCGGAAGGCAGGCTAAAAGCCCCTTATCAGGCTGCTGTATCTGAGTGCTTAGGTGCTACCTTAGATCTTAGCACTGCAACTGTTAAAGTGATGAAGGCATTTTTGGAGGCCATTAATAAACATGAGTAAATTAGTATATCTATTAAAGGGATCTACCTGCAATCCGTGCAAAATGTTCGAGCCTGTATTCGATAAAGTAGTACAGGACTACAGTCTAGAAGTTCATAAAGAGACTGATAACACAGAACTTATGCAGAAATTTGGCGTTCGTCAGGTTCCTGTAGTAGTTCTAGCAGATCGTCTCCCTAATGGTCGTGTGGAAGCCAACCACATTCTGATTGGTCGTCAGCTTCGTAAAGAAACTATGCACGATGCAATCAAAAACTTCCTGGAAGATAATCCAGAAGATTAATAAATCCAACCCAGATCTTAGCTGATCTGGGTTTTTTATTACTTGCTTTCTGCTAAAAATTTTGATATAATATATGTATAAATTGATGAGAGGAGTATCACATTGAATTACGCATATCTTATAATACATAACAACGTAGTTTGTGGTACTCGCGCTGTTGAGATGGGTATTACAGAAGAAAAGTATAACTCTTTGTCTAAATCGGAGCAAGAATACTATGTTGAGCAAGCTGCTTGGGAATATGCTGATGTATATCCCAAAGAACGTGAAGGTCGCATTACTATTGTTGTATCTTTGGGCTTGGTTGGCGCTGATACCGAAGTTGATACAGATTTAGAAACGCTTGAAGAGTGGGAAGAATTAGATATTGGTGAACAAAACGCTATTATCAAAACATCTTTCTGGGAAGCAGTAGCCTGCCATGTAGTCTTTGAGCCTAACGATAACGAAGCTGAAAAGCACACTAATTGGATGACTCGATAATGAAAAAAGAATTTAACCTGCACGAAATGTTAGTAGTACCAGACGATGTTAACCTGTTCTTCGTAGGTGATATTCATGGTTGCCATGATATGCTGGAAGATGCTCTCAAACTGGCTGATTATAAAGATCGTCGTGATTATGTTATCTGTGTTGGCGATCTAATTGACCGTGGTAAGCAGAACTTACAGGTTCTAGCGAAGTTTCTTTATAATCCACGCTTCCGCAGCGTTCGTGGTAATCATGATCAGTTCATGATTGGTGGTGATTATGCCAACTGGATGTATAATGGTGGTAGCTGGGCCATGAATGATATGGATACCGATACTATTAAAGGTATCGCAGCAGATATGGATGAAAAACTTCCAGTATTCCTGACTGTCCTGCACCGTGGTAAGAAATATGGTGTTGTTCATGGTGGTATCCCTTTCCAGTATAAGGATAATGGGAATGCTGTATGTACACCTAACTGGAATACTATTATTCAAACTATCGAAGCAAGCAAATTTGATAAGAATGATCATCCAGCGTACTACATTGAGCCTTATCTGTGGGATCGTGACGTAATTCAGGAAATTGGGTTCAATCTGGCACGTCAAGGTGCTACAGATGAATATTTCCAGCGTTTTGCTAGCTTTAAGGCAGAATTAGTGATGGAAGTGCCTCCGGTTAATGGCGTGGATTTTGTATTCCACGGCCATACGGGTGTTCCTTATCCAATTCTGTATCAGAACCGTGTTTACCTCGATACTGGCGGTGTTTTCAACGGCAAGTTGACGGTTGCGCAAGTTAGTGATGATGCTAACAAAATTATAACATTCACTACAGACCGTGATGATAGCTGTGGTGTACAGAGGATTCTATAATGAAACGTGATTTTGATAGATATGTATGTGTAAAGAACTCCCACGCTAAAGAAGCTCTCACCAAAGAAGAGCACAAAGAGCTTTACATACTAGCTATGAAGGTTGCTGCTTGGCGTAAACAAGTAGGAAAAACCCCATTTGAGTGTGTAGTAGTAGAGCATGATTGGCCTGAGTATGAAGAAGTATGGAAGATGATTGAGAATCGTGTTGAATTTGAACAAGCACGACATGAAGAACTTGACAAAGGATACCAAGAGGCGAAAGAGCATCATGAGGTTTATGATGAAATATTCAAACTTCGTGGTATCAGTAGCTACTGTCAAGGGTGGAACAAATATGCAGAGGAAGTTCTATAACGAAAGTTATATTCTGGTTGTATCTAAAATTGATGCTGGAGATTTAGCGATGGGAGTTCATAATGTTTGATTTTGATGGAATGGCTCGTGAAGTATTTATTGCGATAGCAATAGTAGTTATTATCTCTTTCTTTATAGGCCTAGGCTTAGGCCTTTTATTTTAAAACTTCATTTGCTAAAACGCTTAGTTTTCTGTATAATTACTTTATAAATTGATGAGAAGGAAACAAAATGAACAAAGTTGATAAAGCTCTAGTTTTCGCAGCAGCAGATAAGTTTGAACAAGTTAAGGCAACTTTCCGAACCTTGTTCCAGTCTTACGTTCAAGATAAGTCTAATCCTATCTCTGAACGTTTGATGGTTTGGGAGTGTCATGCTTGCAATGCCCTGCTAATTGCTGATTACCGTAGTGATATAGATAAAGATCTTTGTGAAATCCTTATCCCCGAGGAAGCAGAACGTTATCAGCTAATCTCTTTCCAAGATTTGGCAGAGCACATCATCCCTGATGATCTTTGGGACAAATACTACGGTGATCCTGAAGACGAAGGAATGACTCCAGAAGCCTGTATTGAGCTGATCTGCAAAAATCATCCTGAAATTGCAGAGAAATTTGAAAAAGTTTTTGCTTCTGAGTTCTCCGGCGTTGTTAACGATTGGTAAATAATTAAAAAATTCAGTTGCTTTAAACCTTAAAATTCTGTATAATAAGTTCATAAATTAATGAGAGAGGAAATTCTAATGGAAAACATGACTAAAAACTTCGACGCCTCTAACCTTACTAAGACTGAGATGGCCAATGTATTAGCAATTCTCCTCGACATGCAAGGATTTGAGGGGCAACTGATGAAAATGTCTATTCCGGCGATGAAGAAGATGTATGATTCTCTTAATAAGAACGCTATGGCCTTTAACTTAGCAAAACAAGAGGCACGCTTTGCTAAGGAGCATCAAGCAGTGGCAGAACGCCGAGCAGCTAGCTTTGAGCGTGAAGTTAAGCAATTAAAGAAAAAATGCTAACACAAAAAAGATTAAAAGAGCTATTTGAATACCGCCCGGAAACGGGCGAGTTTATAAGGAAAGTTAGTAGAGGGCGAGGTAAAGCAGGTAGTATTGCTGGTAGTCCTGATAAGGATGGTTATATATTTATTGGAATAAATAGAAAAAGATATGCAGCCCATAGGTTAGCCTTTTTGTACATGAAGGGGTATATTCCAAATCTAGTACACCACTTAAATAATATAAGAAAAGATAATAGATGGTGTAATTTAAAAGATTGTACGTCCCAAGAGAATAATCGTAGCAAAATCGCTCAATCTAACTCGGGGTACCTAGGAGTTACCTGGAAAAAAGATCGACAACAATGGAGAGTCCAGGCCAGAAGCGCCGAAAGCATTACAGTACACGGAGGCTACTTTAGGTATCTAGATTTAGAGTTGGCAGTTCAAAGAGCTAATGAACTACGTTTAGAACTACATGGGCCTAACGCTGTTATAGAAACTTTTGATCATATAAAACCCTTACCTACTTTAGAGGAATTAAATAAATGATTACAGAAATTCTCATTGGATTGCTAGTGCTTATGACACTAGCAGCGATTGGTGGGATTATTGGTATTGTAAGCATGCGAAAAAATATAGAGAGTATGCTTACCACTAATAGTGGACTTCACTGCCGCTTAATAGAACAAGAACAAGATATTGAACTAGCACAAAGACGCTCAGATATTCTAAAAGAAAAACTAAACAATATTGAAGCAATAGCTGGGAATACAAAATTACCTAATAAAGTAATGCGTGCACAGATAATTACGGAGATTAAAAAATGATGATGTTTATTCTCGCATTTTATTTGATTGTGGTTGGTGTACTAGTCACTAAGTACCACACATGGATGCCAAAGAATGTTGTTAAGGTAGCTTTATTTGTTATTCCAGTTCCACTTATTATCTTTTCTATGTTACTGGTGATGTTAGTTGGTAAAGTAACAAAAACCGATATTAAACGAATTGCGGATGAATTGCAACAGTCTTGTGATATGGTAGAGGACATTCTTAAAGATGAAGCTTAATTTTAATGAATTAAATACCTTACATGAGATATTACAGTTTGTGAATAATAATATTAGTATTCCAGATGATACACTAGAAGTTCTCATGTTAATCGAGAAAAAGGTAGGGGTTGAAATTGAGGATTCTTGGAAACCACTTTCTGTATTAACACCTCTTAATATGAAAGTGATTGTTAAAAATATTGAAACTGGTGAAGAGTGTGAAATGACTCGTAAAGAATTAGCTAACAGCTATTCACCAGAGTCTGTAGTAATGCACCACAGTGATACCTCTACGGTTCTACAGACAGCTAATTATGTATGGCGTCTCCCATGATTGATTTAGTACCGATTACTGCGGGGCTAATAGCACTATTAGTGCTCGCAGTTTTCATTATTGTGGAGCAGGCCAAAGTAATAAGGAGACTTAAAAACAATGATAAAACGTCTTGTTTATCAGGCACCAAAGATTGTAACTGAGTATTTTGTATTACTTCCTCAGATTGTATTTCTAACAGCATTATTTAATATACTTTTTCGACATCTAGGAATAACGGAAAATATATTCTACACTTCTGGGTTACTTCCTTTTATGTACGAAGGCATCATTATGGCAATTAACGGGGTTCGTAAATGACAGCACTACAACAACTACAGAATTATTGGTTTGATAACCAATTTAACGATCTCTTCATCCAGTTATTTGTCGAAACGAATGGACGCTTCAATTACCGATTCTTTAATAAGTTTCATGAAACAAAGTTCTCACATACAGAAATTAATGCAGCGATTCAAGACTTAACAGGTTCTAAAGTAATTCAATATCGCGAAGTAGACTTTACACCAGATTGTTTTGGATTTGAATTGTTTAAGAAAGCGTATAAATTTGGTAAGTTTGAAGATGCTCGTCAATGGGTTCACGATTTTTGGTATAACACCGATATTGTTCCTAGTCGCGTGCTGATTCTTAACTGGATTGCTAAGCAACATCCACCTAAAACGCAATCATCCTTCTTACCCACAGATACAGGAAACCTCTACCATGACAGAAAAGAAAAATCCATTATTGGAGCAGATGAAGGAGTGGGAGAGTAATATTGAAACTGGTCTAATAGACGGTGAAGATATTGTTAACTCCATGCTAGAAGTAACAGTAGATAATATTAATCCTATTTTGGCTGGAGAAACCTCAGATCTTATAGGACTCTCTAGCACATTTGATTCTTTGGCTAAATTAGCTTTAGACGATGAAGAGATAACCAAAGAAGATCTCGCTACAGCTATGAATATGGCTATTAATGCTTACATCAGTAAACGTACTGATGAACTTGGTAAACAGATCAATAAGCGTGATACTACGCTAGGTCTTATGGAAATGGCCACTATGTTAAGAAGTGGTAAACAACTTCATTAATTTTAGGAGGCCAGGACTTAATTGTTCTGGCCTTTTATGTTTTCAAGGAACTTCAAATGCAAGTATATGTCCTTACTAGAGATATAAATGAATATAATCAGGATGGTGAGTATTTTGTAAAAGTATTCGCTGAAAAGCCAAGTAAACAACAATTATTAGATGCTGGAGTACCGGAAGACCAGGCTAAGTGTTTACTACAAGATAAAGAGTTTACTGGGGATGCTTACGAATGTTTCCACCTTAGTTGTGAGAGTATCTAATATGAGAGAGAAAGTAAATGAACTATTAATCGAGGAAGCTAACAACTTTCCAATAAATAGGTTCATCAAATCGGATGGATCTATTAATAGAACTAAGATTAAGCAACTACACCCCGACTTTCAACAAGAAGCCTTAAACCTTATATTTATCAAGAAAGCTATTGCAGCTCATGGAGCTTTCTTCGGGTATGAGCGTGTAAATTATAAAACAATGCAGCAGCAAGTCGAGATCTATTGTCCAGACCACGATGGTTATTACTGGCAAACTGCTAGATCTCATTTAGAAGGGCATGGTTGTCGACTGTGTGCACACAAGGTTGTGCAGCGTGTCACGGATTATGGAACTTATACCGTACCAGCATGTTACCATAAATTTGTAATTGACGATAATCATATAGTTTGGTATAATAAGTTTTCAAAGCTAAGAATGGAGATAAGTAGTGAGTAGCTATATTGTATGGTCAAACCCACTAGCAGCACTTAGCAACAGACTGTTTAAAACAGAGTGGGGTAAAAACGAAATAGACTTAGGTAGTCGTCCAATACCAAACAAACATCCCTTAGTTCCAGAGCTGTATATGGTAGTGATAAATGGCGCGGAGTATTTGGTTGATAAATTTGACAGAAAACGTTTACTAGAGGGTATCTACGATAATTCTACATCAATAAATGAATTAGTAGAACATGCCCAAATATATGATAAAAGCTGGATGTTAATATGGAGATCATAGTAATTATTTTAGCAGTTATGTTATTTATTGCAACATTTGTATCATTTGCTATTATACGCAGAGCTAGAGAACTAGCGGAAGATATAACAAAATTACGTGGTGAGTTAGCTGCTCTTAAATTACAGCGTGAGGCTTTAAAGTTGTTTGTAGCTCAAGGTAGCCTAGAACATACAACAGAAGACTTCATCACGTATCTCAAACGTTACATGGGAATTAAATAATGGAAACTCTTTTTCTTTTAATGCTTGTAGGTTCCCTGCTAGTTATACTAGCACTTCTACTAATCTGTAATATTCTTAATAATAAGAATTTAGAGTTAAAGTGTGAAAACCAAATTCTTAATCGTGAACTTAAACAATATAATCTAGCAGCGAATAAGCTGTTAGACAAACTGGAGAATAAATAATGACTTTATATGCACAACAATCTATTCAAGTAGTACCAGATCATGAACTGAATACGTGGGATTATAGCTTTAAAGATTTAACTGCCACTGTACAATTCAAATCTATGAAGCTAACCTTTGCACACACTAGTATTAAAGCATGTAAAGATTTTGAAGGTAGGCTCAACAACGCTCGTAAGATTTTTGGCAAGGCTCGCATTCCAGCTGACAACCTTATTAATGCATTAATAGATGCTGGTTATAAACTCGTGAAGACTGAGGTTAACCGTCCTAGTACTCCTGTGACTATTCGAGATCCGTGGCAGTCAGGGCCAATTACAATGTGGAACAGTCCTAAAATAACGTCGGATTTGCACAATGTTCCATGTGGTGGCGTTATAGAAAATAATTCCTCATATCGAGTTGGTGAAGATTATGGGCCTTCTGTACAGTTGAAACATACTCAAGAAGCTTTTGAATCTGATATGAAAAGCGTAGCACCGGGGGACTCTGGAGTTTTTAATAAGTCTGTTTATACTATTCCTATGAACAATCCTGTAAGAGTGGAAGTCTAGAAGATGCAATTATGGAAGCATTGGGAGATGCTCTTAATGAGAGTAAAAAGGATTAATAATTCCTAATACACGAGCCTCTACGGAGGCTCTAAAATAAAAAGAGGGTCATCCAGACCTTAAAAATGGGAGATAATAATGTATAACTTTAAAGATAAACTAAGACAAAATGCTGGCAAAGGAAAGGCAAAGGAGAATAATAGTGTTCCTAATGCTAAAGTACTTCCGTTTCCTGAACTATCTCAAGAAGAAAAAGATAAGTTAGCATTTATGTTTGATGCCCTTCTAGGGCTAAATGGACGTTTATATTCCTCACTCAATATTAATGAGAAACGTCTAGTAGAGATGTTCTGTAAGCGTTATCAAGTTACTTCAAAGGGCAATTCCTACAAAGAAGGTGAAAAAGCATTCACAGTCTTAAAAATCAGTGCATATGCACATCGTTTCTTAGTTTATGGATTACAGATGGAATACTTCACCATTCCACCCTTTAAGTCATTTCACATTTTTGAAGATGAACGAATGAATATTGATGATCTCTATGGAGATACGTACAAATATTCAGGAAGCCCATTCCACGATGCATTAAGGAGCTATCCAACTAACTATTTACCAGTTAGAGCATCTCAAGGTAAAGCTAGCATCTTTGCTGTATACTCAGGATCTAAAGCATCTGATCTAGAAACTTATATATTTAAAGAGCGTAAATCTGTACTTCCAGATGAAGCATTATATAATAATCCATTGCTTCCAGAAAAAGAACCAGAGAAAATTGATGTAACCCCACCAACCCCACCAATCCCATCTGATTCTCCGTACCTGAAGTTTGAAAACCATGTTGGATGGGTTCTAGAAATGGGTGTAGCTTCACCGCTTGCTGCAGCATTCATCAATAGGTATCTAGAAATTCCTGACGAGTTCCACACACGTTATAATACGAATATTCAGATTACAGATGAATTAATAGCCATTGCAAAAGGTACACCTACTGACACTGAGGCGTACCAAAAAGCATACCAAGAGTTACTGTAAGATCCTGCATGTCTCGGTGCACAATACCTGTACCGAGACTCAAATACAAACTCTCGTTGACAGATAGCTAAATGTATGTTATCATAACTCTATGAGTTAATAGAATTAACCATTTAGAGTTGCCACACAGAAGGTGTGGTGGTTCAGTAATTTAAAATTACTAACTTGTAGCGGAGGATACGGAGCGACAGGACAAGTTAATAAGTAATTTAATATAAATTGCTAGAAACATCACGAGACCTTCTGGCGGGGGCAAAGCTCTATATGAGAACCCTGGGGGATCTTATATTTAAAATAAAAGTAAAACTTTTGACCACATAATTTACATTCAAGATGATACACCTGTTGCCGCTCATCTGCTAGGATGGCACAACACTTTCTTCTAGACTCCTAAGTTTCTATGAAAACTCTAGTCAACTCAGGCGGTTTTCATATTCCTAGAAACTCTAGCAATAGGCGGTTAATATAGGGCGGTTATAGGGAGGGCGGTTATTTCTAGGAGACATTTTTTGAAAACACATTTCCAGAAATTACTGTCGGATTTGCACACTGACAGGAGTTTAAAAACTGGTCGGATTTGCACAAACGCCTAAGTTTTTAGGAACTCTTCCTCTCCTGAAAATAGCAGCATTATTTCGGGCCGAAGGCCCGTGATTGCCTGAGTTGACTAGAGCCACAAGAATTTTCACTTGTCAAGCTATTTTGCCCCATTTTGCTAATAAAATTTTACTTTTTCTGCACCTATCTCAAATTTCCCCAAATTATCTCAACTCTTCCCCAAAATCCCCGCAAATCAGGTGCTCCGCACCAATCCTGCGCCCACATCCTTCTAACCCCAAAATTTCTCTCGCTCTCTCATCTTCTCCTCAAACCTATACAATCACACACCCTCCAATCGAAGTCACAAAAATCTTGTCGGATTCGCACAAATAAACCCATGTCGGATTTGCACATATTCTAGCTAATTCCACAGGATTGATGCGCAGCATCGGATTGCTGGAGTTTTTAGGAAAATTCGTTGTCGGATTTGCACACTATAAAAATTTTTCGGGTCGGATTTGCACACTACCAAAAATTGTCGGATTCGCACATACATGCCCACGCGTAACCCATGGGGGCAAATGTCGGATTTGCACAAAAGCGCAGGGCAATTGCCCTGCTCGCCTGAATGCGAATGATAATGAGAATCAATCTCATTTAAAAAGTGAAATGCGAATGATAATGATTTGCATTTAAGAAAGGGAATGAGAACTATTCAAGAAGTGAAATGAAAATTATTCAGGAAGTGAAACGATTCTCATTTAGAAAGTGGAACGCAAATGATAATGATTCGCATTTAAGAAGGGAAGTGAGAAACACTGTTATTTAAGTTATCCACAGACTTATTAACAGCACGATTTGACTTGACAGAATCCTAGCCATTTTGAAGCGTTATCCACAGACTTATCCCCAGGTTATTCTACTGTATAAATATACAGTATTCCTATGTAGTGAATAATTCTAATATACGCCTAAAACGTCCTGAATCGCATTCTAACGCGTTTAATTTTGGCGGGGATACTAAAACAAATGGGTATTTATCTGGGGGCGTGAAAAACGGGGATCTGCTCCCCGCTTGTTGTCAGTCCGGTAATTGATGCGTGATCTTCTCCTCCTCCCCGTAGGAATCGACCAAATGCTGATAATAACCATCGTGATCATAAATAACGCTATCATATTCGCCCCGCTCGACCGCTTGCCGGTTTTCCGGCGTATCGGGCACGTAAAAAACATCAACCATCGTAGTAGTTTTGGTCACAACAATTTTATTGCTCATAATAACTCCTAGTAAATATATTTTTGCCAATAGCGGCGAACGTTATCGCCACCAGCGGAATCATTTGTAGCCTCAACATTACCAACGAAAATATATAGTTTCATAGTGCCATCGCTCCTAGAATGAGAATGATTATTATTACCATTACAAGCCCGTTACTAAATCGTAAACGCTGGGAAACATTCCCAGCGGTATTATTAGATTTATGGGATTGCGTTTTACGCCACCAGCTATTCACGGTAGACACGCCAGCCGTCTAGCTTCCATTCTTCCCCCTTGCGAATATTGAAAAACCAATCATTAAAATTGTAACCATCTTCTGACATGATCACGCCGTTTTCTTTCATGTACAAAAATTCATCGCTAGTAAAATATTGATTACTAACTTTAAAACCTTGTTTCATTTTTTCTAGTGCTTCATCTTTAGTCATTGCGCCACCTTTCGAAACGCTGTTTCAATACTTTCAGCGGTTGATTGAATATACGCGCCTTTCATGATCAGGCGCTCAGTGCATACCTTGCGGAAAATATTAATAAAATCATCTTCATTTTCTGCAATTAATGCCTCACCCATGACCTGAATATCACACGATGCAAAGGTCAAAAATTGAAACGCTAGTTCACGGGCAACGACCGCATTAATTTTATAATGCGCCTTGCCTTCATAGATATTAATTACGCCTATATAAACTGGTGAAAGCTGGTTTAAATAGTTTGCTAATAATGCCGGTCGGCAAATAGCAACAAAACGATTGCCCTCATAAATTACCATTTGACAGCCTCCCGATCAGGTATCCAGATAAAAGCATAAAAATCCCCAGTAAAAGGGGATCATTTTTAAATAAGGTGGCGGTAAAACCGCCAACCATTGCAAGGCTAATAATGATAACGCTTTTCATAGTACCCCACGAAACGCAGCGTAAAAGGTGGCAAAATGTTTAACCGTTTCAGCTATCACATTGCCGCGCTTATCAAATTTCTTTTCTGTAACACGAAAGGCATTTTTGTTACGTGCTACATATTCAATTTTACAATCTTCACGCTCAAACGTGTTTACATCCACCAGCTTAAAGCCTTTCGAACGTGCAAGGGAAACGTTGCGGATCATTTTTATTCTCCTTTACCAGTCATGCAGCCCAGCAGATAAGAAAATGCGGCGATACCCGCGCCGATAATAACGGCGTGAACACCGAAAGCTATTGCAAACAACGATAAAATGGCGCCCAAGATACCAGCTAAAATAGCCCGAAAAATAACCATTTGTACTACTCCCCTAGTTAGTGGGGCGAAAGTAACGCCCCGTTATTAATTACATTAAAACAATTTTAGCGGCTTGTTTTTTGGTGCAATGTTCCGCCTTCAGGGTATCCAGCAAAAAGCCAGCCGTTTGCTGATCAATCTTATCAGCGTTATACAATTCTTGGATGGTGTTATAAGTTTTAGCAATGCCATATTCTTGCACCATTTCGTGAATAATAACGCGGTTAGATACCCAGCCTTGAGCGGTGAACAGATGACTAGCAGAAGAATAAGCAACCATTTTAAGCCTCCAATTTTTTGGGAAATTTTCAATCCACCGTTTTGGTGTAAAAGCATTATAACAAAAAAGGCCACCATAAAAGGCGACCTTTACAAAACTTTACATTAGACTACTTGTAAGGATTCAATATTGAAACATCGTTTCAATTCGTCATGCAAAACAGCGTATTCCTCCCATCGGGTACTATCAGGAATATAAACAAGCTGTTTTAATCGGTTTGCGTATATTACCGCTTTGTTACCAACTATCTCGACGCCACCATATTTAATAATTAATTTCATGACGGAATTAATAGGATCGCCGCCGTTTACATATGTGCCGGATTTACTTAATTGATAATGATAAAGGCTTGCATATACATTATCATTCTCATACCATTCGCCAGTATCTTCGTCTTCATAGCCATCGCTACCAAAACGAGAAGCATTATCAATAGCCCTTTCGTGAGCTAAAGCGTCCAGATCCGTACCAGCAGGAACAAAATATTCCTCGGTATTCCCTTCCCCGCAGTAACCCGTATGACAATCAACCAAAATGATCATATCATGTTTAGCCGTGCTCACTTCTCCCAGTGAGAAGCCATATTTTTCTTCTGACATAATTAGCCTCCTATTAATTAACAAGGGAATAATAAAGCGGGGAAACAATCCCCGCTAAATTAGTTATTACTCGCTTTCGGTGCTAGTGGTAAAAGTAGAAATATCAATACCTTTCACCATTTCATCAATCATTTCAGCGATATTAAAACTTTGTACCATTTCTAACATAGCCGCTTCCATAGCTGCACCTGCCACCGCTTTCGCCTTTTGGTTACTTGGGGCGTACTGGTCAACCGCTACGCTCAGCAGGTTGGCAATCACTACTCGACCGATGGGTGTATCAATATAACCTTTAATCATAAACGGTGCTTTTTTAGCCGCTACTTTCGTAATTTGAGTCAGTGCAATTTTACCCGCTTCCAGTTTTGCAGCGTTTACAACAGCGGATTTATTAGCGGCAACAATATTAGCGATCTTGGTCATGGTGTTTTTTCCTTTATTTTCAGTAGTTTGCGCATTTGCGCTTGAAGTTTGAGATGGTACAGCCTGTTTTGCTACGTTGTCAACTGGTTTTAGTGTAAATCCAGCATTTGCAACATTTGTTTCACCCCCATACTCTAAATAATCGTTAGGGATCAACATGTTACCCGTTGACTTTTCAAAACACAATACGCCAGTTGTTTCGATTGCGTTACTATCAGCACCTTTATAACTGGATGATAATTCACGCCAGATACTATTTAATAACGATCCGACACTATCCAATCTGATATTATTTACTTTTGTTGCTGTTACCTGCTCTTTTTCTTGCACGTTATATAATCGCGCAATGTAACCACTATGAGACTCACTATAACCAACAATGATAAAATCAATATCAGTCCCCCGACTATTACGGAAAATGTGATAATCACGGTTGAAAATTACTAGCGCCCCTGTCTGGTCTAGTAATAGCGTGAAATCATCAACTGAATAATGAGTATCATTATTGTCTAAAATTTCATCGTGAATCTTTTCAATAATAGTAGCAGTATGTTGTACACTTGCCGCACTACTACCATCTAGCAGGTTACGCAAACTACCTTTAACAATAGTGGCGTTTGCTGGTACTGCAATTCTTACAGTAGACATTTCTTTGTCTCCCTCGTTAATCGGTGAGTGAATGATATAGATAATTGTTCGCTAAGGGCAAGAAAAAAGAAAAGGTTTTTTATTCCTTGCCTTATGCTTGTTTTTATGATAACCGCGCGTTTCCTATTTCTAGCTCTCTGTAATCGTACACAAGGCTTTATTATAACAAGGGCAGCAGTGAGAAAACGCCGTGTAGCGCGTTTTAGGCCGCTTAAATTTGATTGCGGTTGTTACTGCTACCCTTCTACCCTGTATATTTATACAGTAGGATAACCTGTATATAAGTCTGTGTAAAAGTCGCCAAAACGTCGCCTATTGCGTCAAGTTATTTTACAAAATGTATAAGTCTGTGGATAACTTAAATGATAGTGGTTCTCACTAACTAATTTATACAGTTATTATATAACAAAATATAGTTAGTTGGCTAATAGGATTTTAAAGTGATTATGAGTCTGCTAATTAAACCTGAAAAACTCATTAGCTAGCCTGCTATTAATTTTGTTATAATATAATAGAGATTAAACTAATAACATAAGGAAACAATTAAATGCCTAAGTATAAAGATATAGATTATGACCTTTTTAATAGTTACTTTTATTATGATGAAACGTCGTTATCGTTTTTACGTTGGCGAGAAGATCACGCCATCGCAGGTGGTTTAAATGGTAATTATTGGCAAGTTGAACTATTAGACATGGGACAATTCAAAGTACATAGAATTATCTTTTGTATAATGAATGGCGGTATAGATAGCGAGCTAATGATTGACCATATTGATCGTAACACTCGTAATAATAACATCTGGAATCTTCGCGCGGTTGATAGTTCGCAGAATAATTATAATCGCACTCCTAGTGAGTATGAAAATTGTAAGCGTGCTAATGGTATCCCTAAAAACATTTACGTTAATAAAGTTCGCCCCCGTGATAGTTACGGGCGTGACTATTTGACTGCTCAAATTAAGAATCCTATTACTAACAAGCGTGTTAGTAAGTCTGGTTATGATTTACAAGAGTTATTATTATGGCTTGAAATTAAAAAAGCTGAATTTGGAATTGTCAATTAATTTATTTACTAAATTAACTCATTTAGTCTTGATTTTAAAAAGTCAATGCCTTTTACAACTATTTTTCAATTTTGCTTTTGTTAAACATTTGTTAAATCGAAAATAAGCGGCCTAAAACGCCCTAGAACGCAATAAAGTTTTTAGCCATCCCATCATAAGGGGATAAGCCGTTTATCGCTGCCACGAGCTTTTTAGATTTTGTCAAGTAGGGGAAAGCAAATATAAATGAAAAAATTACTTGCCTATTTGCTTTGTTTTGTGGTATTCGCGCGCCCGTTTCTTTTAATTTTAGGCCGTCACCGCACGCCGTCCGGTGAATTTTGTCTTTACGTTTCTTTACAAAAATAAGGTTGCGCCATTTTCGGGAATCCCCTATTATTTATCACGTAGGGCGGCAATGACGAACTACACGGCGGGAAGTTTACCGCCACGCTCTTTAAAAATTGGGTACATCTTAAAGCCTATCGGCGGTAAACTTATCTATTATAAGGAATCGACGATATGAAACAAACTTTATTGATCACTGGCAAGCCTAGCAAGGCACTGGATAGCGAAACTAAAAAATTGTTGACAATAGCTCAACAATCCGTAAAATACCGATTTGCGCAGTACAAGAAAGGCCGCCAGCAAGGTTTAGAAATGATCTGGCGCAATATTATGATTGACCTGAAAGAAAATCATAAAAAACTGCAAAAAACTGTTTGACACCCTAGCCGATAGGCTTTAAGATGTACCCAGTTCGATGAGAGCGATAACTTGATAAAATTTGACGGTCGGCACTTACCATAATGTGCCCCGCCCCCTAACTGGGATATAGCGGCCTGCAAGGAGTTCTTTAAATTGATTATAATGGCGAGCGGATTGTTACTTATTACCTGCTATTACTTTTCTAGCAGGTAATGCGGAACAATCCCCTAAATAACTTGGAGTTTATACTATGAAAAACGTTATTACCGCGCCTAAAATTGGTCAATCCGTTTTCATCCCTTTCGTTACTAAAACGGACGAATTAACCGGAAAAGCCGAACGTATTAAAGGTGCGGCGCTTATGCCGTTCGATACAATCGACGCGGTATACGCTGAAAATGAACGCAGTAACAACGGCAAGCCCGTTTTTAGCGTTCGCGTTAAATCCGGCGATGTTGTAAAGGTTGTTCAACGCAACGAAAAATGGGAAGCTGTTTTATAATTTAGTGCTAACTTTATATCCCTCTTATTTCAGGGGGATATAACGATTAACATTAAGTTAATCTAATCCCTTAAATTAAACTAATAGGAGTTTTTACCATGACTAACGCAAAAACCGCAAAATTCGCATGGAATGAAGAAAACACTCAGAAAGCTGTTACCATGTACCAGCAGTTAATCAACGAAAACGGTTTAGATTTTGCAAATAGCGACGGCCTGAAAGAGATTGCAAAAGCAGTAGGCGCGGCCTCCCCCGTATCCGTTCGCTCAAAATTGACCAGTGCAAAAGCCTATCAGAAAAGCGATAAGCCGCGTAAAGTTGGCGGCGGCAGTTCCATTCGTAAAGCGCATTATGTGCGTGTTATTGCAAAACATGCGATCGATTCCGGCATTATCAAAGACGCCGATGATCTGGCAAGTCTGGAAAGTGCAAAATTGGAAACGCTGGACGCCGTGGCGCAACTGTTAGGCGTTGCCGATGAAGTAAAACAAGCCGCAGGTGAATAATAGTTATATCTTGCCCCTTCTAGCGAGGGGGCAATAATATAACTGTTTAGCGATAGCTATTTTCTTCCCTTAAATCAGGAGTTTTATAAATGATTTTCTTTCCTACTGAATCTTTAATTCTAGGCTTATTTATTATGGCGGCCTCATTATTGTTTGCTTATTTTCAAAATGATTTAGATTCATATTATTTTAAACGTAAATCTAAATTAGCAAAGCGTTTGGGCTTACTTTGTTTTATTGCCGCCGTTGCTTGTGGTGTTAGTTCTAGCCTAGTGCCTTTAAATTAATGTTGCAAATTATAACGCCTATTATTTGAGGCGTTATATTTGGCAATATTGCCGTTATTAACCTAATCCCTTTAATGGAGTTTTATTACTATGATTATTTCCGCAGAAAAACAAACCGTTATCCTGAAAATGGCCGCTGACTTTAACTTCTACGGTAAACGCCTGCGCGCCACTAAATTGGAAGTTTGTGACGATATTTCGAAAGCGGTATACGATACTACTAAACACTCCACCGCCATTTGTGATTGGTTGGAAGCAAATAAACCAGCGAAACCAAAAGCGGCAAAAGTAGCAAAAGCCATTAAAAATGATGAGCGCCCAGAAGCGGCTGGGATTGTTTCTAGTACGGTGGAGCAATGGGAAGTAAAACAAGGTAAACGCTTTATTATTACATCGATTCAGAATAATACTTTCCCGCATAAAAACTTTTTAGCCTCACTGGAGCAATTTGCTAAATATATCGGTGCTGATTTGCTTGTTTCTAAGTATATTTATAATAAAAACGGTTTTCAAAATGGGGAAGGTGCGGATGGAATCAAATATGATTCCGCGTTCGATAAATATATTTGCAGCAAAAACGTGTTTTTAAATAACCGCCGCTTTGCTTTCATGGCTGAAATTAATGTTTTGCCAACCGCAGATTATCCGCTTTCTGGATTCGCCGAGACTGCAACGGCTTTAAATATTGAGGGGCTGGCAATTGGTCACGCTAAAATTACCGCTGAAAGCGTGCCAGCTTTAAAAGGTGAAGTAGTGCGCCGTATGTATTCAACCGGAACGGCAACGTTAAAAAACTACATTCAGCAGAAAGCAGGACAAAAGGCCGAGGCGCTGCATAACTTCGGTGCGCTGATTGTCGAGTTCGACGAGGACGGGGAATTTTTTGTTCGCCAGCTTGAAACAATGGACGAAAGCGGGGTGTTTTATGATCTGAACGTTTGCGCTACTCCTGCCGGATGCTATGAGACATCGGGGCATGTTTTAGGCTTGCAGTATGGCGATATTCACGCCGAAAAATTAGATGAGGAGTGCGCCGCCGCATCTTGGGGGCATGGTGATACTTATGGGCTAGTAGATATTCTTAAACCAAAATATCAGTTTGTGCATGACGTTCACGATTTTACATCCCGCAATCATCATAACCGCGCATCCGGTGTATTCCTAGCTAAACAATACGCCGCCGGACGTGATAAAGTTCTGGATGATCTTATCGATACGGGGCGCGTGCTAGAATCAATGGAACGTGATTTTAGTCAAACAATCATTGTTGAATCTAATCACGATTTGGCGCTATCCCGTTGGCTTGATGATCGTAATGCTAACATCAAAGACGATCCAGCAAACGCCGAGTTATATCACCGCCTGAATGCCGCTATTTACGGAGCTATTGCAGAAAAAGACGATACTTTCAACGTGCTAGATTATGCGCTGCGCAAGGTTGCAGGCTGTGAATTTAACGCCATTTTCCTGACCACTGACCAATCTTTCAAGATTGCAGGCATCGAGTGCGGCGTACACGGTCACAACGGCATTAACGGGAGCCGTGGCAATCCGAAACAGTTTAAGAAATTGGGCAAATTAAACACCGGACACACCCACACCGCCAGCATTTACGGCGGCGTTTATACCGCTGGCGTATCGGGGAGCCTCGATATGGGTTACAATGTTGGCGCGTCAAGCTGGACGCAAACGCATGTTATTACCTATGCAAACGGTCAGCGTACTTTGATCGACTTTAAGAACGGTAAATTCTTTGCGTAATTAATTAATACCCTAGCGGCTTGAAATATAGCCGCTATTACAGGAGTCAAAAAATGAAAGTTACATTACCCAAAACATTGGACGAAAAAGTATTCATTTCACCGGATGAAATGGAATCTGATAAAGTTTACAGCTTCGGGCCTATCCTAGCCGCCAAAACTAATACGGATGGTATTATTTCCGTCGATTCCCGTGATAACGATATTGTCCCTTTTGATGATGATGGCGCTTTTTATGAGTGGCTAAGCGATAATAATTTACCCGTAAATGGTGAATTAACGCCGTATCAAATGCAAATTATTATCAAGTAAATTAAACCCCTTATTAAACTAATTGGAGTTTTATAAATATGAAAAAGCAAAATATTCCATTCGATCGCGCTCAATCCTCAATTGTTTTAGTTTATTCTAATGGTGAGCGTTATCACGTCGAGGCCGGTCACGTTGTCGATGATTTAATCGAGTTTAACGAGGCGCTACAGATCACTACTTTCGCCTATACCACGGGCAAGCTATCAAGCCGCATCAAGGCGAAAGGCGTTTACATTGACACGGTGAAACAAGAAACGATTATCATCGACGCCGTAAAATCCGGCCTAGCCTTTGCGGTAGTCGCGCCTTGCCCCGCTTGCCTTGATGATCAGCTAATGAGCGCAAAGGTGTATACCTGCGCTGGTATTCGTTCCAGTGTATCGGGTGAAGATATTACCGTCATCGCTGATGCGCTTGCGTTTGGTCTGGCATTTTAATAGTTAATTTATTATTACCCGCTATTAAATAGCGGGTAATGCTGAACTAACTTAATCCCTCAAATGGAGAATGCAACAAAATGAATAAATCTATTACTAATTCTTTCCGTACTTTCCCGCATATTTCCCGCGTCATGATTTGGGATCTGGACGGCACTATCATTAATTCTTTCCATCGTGTAGCGCCTTGCTTTGATAGTGAGGGCAATTTAGATTTAAATAAGTATAAGAATGAAGCGTGTAAACATCATTTAATAATGCAGGATTCATTATTACCATTAGTTGAATATATGCGCCAGTGCATGAATGATGTTAATACGTTAAACATTATCTGCACCGCTCGACTGATGAGCAAGTCGGATTATTATTACCTACGCAAGCAAGGACTGCGAGGGCGTGGGGATAGCAATATCCGCGTATTTTCCCGCGATACACTACACAAATATTTTGAAGCTGATAAAGTTAGCGAAATATACCACAGTAAGGACGCAGTTTATAAATCTTATTATTTTGAATTATTTAAACAGTTATATCCGAACGCTGATTTTACAATGATTGACGATCATAAAGGCGTGCTATCAGCGGCTGCGTCATACGGATTTAAAACGCTGGACGCGCAAGCTATTAACGATATTCTATCAATCGGTGTCACATTGATAGGTGAAACCTTTATTGATGAGTCGCTCGATGATGATAATGATTATCAATTCCTAGCCGACCGCCTGCAATTATGTTGGGAAAGTATGACCGAAGAAGAACGCGCAGAATATAGTTGCAGCCCGCAACAATATATTGAGAAATTAAAAGTTGCCTAACAATTAAGATTGAGATTGTTTCACCTTGCAATTAAAATGGTTGCAGGGTGAAACAGTTAGCATGGTAATAGTAACACAGGGGGATTATTAGACTACTAACTATCCCCAGTCCCACTGAGCACATCCGCATGTGTAATCTTATGAAATTTCAAGATTTTCAAATTAGCGCTATTAACCGTGGTTTGTGAACTCACCACATACTTTCTCACGTGCTTCCCTTATCGCACTTTCAGCTTCCTCAAGACTCTCGAAATAGGCCGAGATAAAATACTTACCTTGGTGTCTACCGCGTGCTCTCCACTTCTTACGAGTGTTATCCCAGTATACTCCCTTAACTCCCGAGATATTGTTCTTAGATAGACGCTGATTCGCTAAGTTCTGCTCATGTGATGCTTTACGAAGATTATTCTTTCTATTATCTAGTCCCTCACAGTTTTTATGGTCTATGAGAGATTCTCCGGGATCTTCTCCGTAGATGCACCACCAAGCTAGGCGATGCACTCTAAACTCTCCGAACTGTGGGTGACGATATATGAGATAACCTTCACTTTCCTTAGTATACCCTATAATAGGCAGGAATCGCCCCGTATCTGGATCATATGAAAAACTACCAGCTATTTCATCAGGGATTTTCTTAAATATCATGAACTTCTCCTATCTACTGGCTTATCTCCCGATTCTGACATACGAAATCTCTTCCGCGACGCCCGAGATCCATCAGACCATTCTCGCTCAAACTCCGCACGTTTCTCCGCAAACCTCCGCTCTCTTTCCGAAAGCTCTCGCGATACCCCCGCAATATATTCACGATGTTTGTTAATAGCCCCGAGTGTTCCGAAGATTCCCGCAAGTACCCCGATAATGAAGATAGCTACAAAACTAAACATTACTTGTCTCCCCGCAGCTTACGTTCTATACGAGCTAAGTGGTTATCTAAGATGCACTGCCCTATAATTACCACAACTAGTAAAGCAATAATTACTACTTCCATTATAACCACCCCGCCATAGCTGCTAACCAAAAGAGTACAAAGATAAAGAATAACACAGTCCCGAATCCGAAAGAATTTATCCAACTTTCATATACTTCCCCTCTTTTATTTTTACTCATTTATTTAACTCCTCCACACTAAAAACTTTGTATCCCTTAAATAACTCCTGAACTGCACGTGGTCCATGAAACTGTACACGCATCGTATTAGCCTTCTCCACCGCTAACTTTAGATCTTGGTAGGGAAAGAATCCTCCAGATATTTGATTACCTTTACTATCTTGTACTCTAACTTGCCATTTTTGTTTTAATTTATTCCAGGATACTCCTAGGTAACCAGATATACCCCAAGAAGGTCTATTACGCATATTTTCCTGCCTAGATGCATCAAATAGATTATCCCACCTATTATCATCTCTAACTCTATTATCATGGTCCACTTCTACGGGCATATATCCTTCCATGTATAAGAAGGCCAGTCTATGCGCTCTATAAGGTAGTCTGTCAATACGAATTACTATATAGCCATCTTTATCTCGTGTACCTGCTATACTACCTGCTTTTTTGTTTCCTCTACTTTGTAAATTTACAAATATACCGGTATTCGGGTCGTACCTTAGCACTTCTTTTAATCTTTCTTGCGTTAGCACGCTGCTTCTCCTGTAAGCCTGGTATTTGGAAGATTCTAGATATTGCACGAACCATTATGACTGTCCCGATAAGATCCATTACTTCATCGAAGCCGGATTCTTCTATTAAGAAGGATGTTCCCATCACTTCTTCTATTGTATCTTCTATGACGTCTTGAATGATTTCATCAATTGCATCATGTATTGCTTTTTAGTCCTGGGATCTATTTCAAAGTTAACAGGTTCCTGAAAGGACTTTTCTTCATCTTACCTAGTGGTTTCTGCCAATATACCATCCAAGAAATAAAAAATTTAGTTTACTTGGATGTCTTTTTGTTTTATACTAATTACAGGTAATTAGATTGCTCTAGTTTAAATTTACAATCACCATATTTAAGGTCAAACTGACTGAGATCCCACCACCCAAATTTAGTACGGAGCTGTACTACTGGAAAGCGATCTCCCTTAATACGAACTTTTTGAACCTTGAGACCGTAATGTTCTTCCCCCGCACCACCAAAAGATTTTACAAATCCCGTACAAAATGGTTTGGGAGCAGGTGCACAACCAGATAACATAACTGTGGCAACTAGTGCAATTACAAACTTTTTCATATTTATCTCTCCATTTCTATTTTATGAATATATTATAGCAAAATAGAGGGATGAAAGCAAATACATTTTTATAATAGGAGATTATATGGGTTTTTTCGCTGGAAAGTATAGCGATGGTAAGACCGTACTATCTTTAAATACTGAATCTGGGGGTGACATTAATCGTCACTATAGTCCAAATAATAATAGTATTTTTCATAGTGATATGCCATTTGTTCTAGTTGATGGTACTTATGAGGCAGGATTAGGTGATGCCGGGAATGGGTTTTTCGTATGTCAGATGCCTCCTGATATAATAAATATTAAATCTAATGATCCTGGTAGAGTTATACTAACTGCTATTGAAATTAATGGTACTCACAGAGCTTTTCTTAACGGTACTCAGAGTAAAGTTGGTCAAACTATAGTTGCCACTCAGGCAGATCCCTTTAGATCTTTTGCTAGTGTTTCTCAAACCAGTGGGTTTGCATTTGGTAATAGTCTAGCATCTGGCACTTATAATTATAATCCCTCTCTAGGGCACGAAGAATCTATTTCTAGGAGTGGTACAGGGGGTACTACGTTACATAGTACCTACCATGGTATAGTTAGGCCTGGTGCGGGAGCTCCTGTAGGGGTTACTGTTGCACAAGCTTTTGAGCAATTGGGTTTCCCTACTAATAGTAGTACAGTACCTGTAGATGGCAATAACCCATACTATTGGGATCCTGGATGGATGTCGCCTCTAGGAGCAGCACATAGAGGGCATGATTGGTTTTATGTCTGCAATTCTAATATACGTGGATATGGTGGGGTTAGACAAGGGCTCCCAGGTAATGTAAATACTATGTACCACGACGGCGGGAACAGATTTGTTTGTAGGGGATCTACTACTAATCTGGCCAATCAGTCTGGCAACCCTACAGTAATACAGGATTGGTATAATATAACTCCTACTAAGGTTATTTGGTATGTTCTTAATTTAAGGTACTCTAATGGTGGAATGAGTATTTCAGGCAACCCCTTTACTGGTTCCGATATTCTTATATCTCCTTCTAACTTCATAATTAAAGGGGTGAGTCTTCCTAATACTGGATATAAATTTATTAATCAGAATGCTTTTGGTAACCTAGGTTACCGTCCTGATATGGAGTATATAGGGAATAACGCAGCGTATACTGGGATTTTTGGTGATACCACGGCAAGATGTGAACTTGTAGGGTCTAGTAATGGAGGATTGTGGTCTCCTGTAGATTATGGGGGAGCTAAATCACAGATTAGCATTTATAAATTTGGGGCCGGTAAACAATGGTATGTAAACTCAAATAATAATACTATTGGTAATGAACATGGGGTTGTTTGGGGACCATCAGCAGTTCCACTTCGACTTTTTAGTGGAAATGTAGGTAGTTCTTATATGGGAGATGATATTACTCCCAGCTACCCAGGAACAGGTGATAGATACGTTGGTTTATCAACTATTGGGCTAGGTATACCAGGCGGAAATGCTACAGTAATTCTTACTACTGAAGTTATATCAGGTAATCTTAATTGTGCGGGTGTTCCAGCTAATACATGGAATAATGGTGTGTTTCAAGTGCAAGGAAGAAGAGCATATAGCTATAGCGGCGGGGATGCAATATTCCACCAGATTTTAACGCTACCTGTGGGCTATCTAGTACCTTTTCATACTACATCTGCTTTTAGATACACGCCTAACAATGCTCTTAGTAGAAACAGTTTTATATATACCGTTAAAAATCTAGGAAATGGAAATGTAGAGTTAGGAGTAGTTATGCACGTGAGTTTGGGCAGCGCAGTTTTCATACCGAGATTAAGAGTAACAGTTCAACGCCTTACCTAAAGGAGGAAATATGGCAAATGATGTATTAGTACCAGATCTTATGTCCCCTGAAGGGATGGATGTAATTGAAGCTTATTTACAGTGTGGCAGCGATGTGCCTGCCGCAGCACGTAGTCTTGGAATGTCTGAAATTGCTTTCCGAGATATTATGAATCGTAGTGAAGTTAAGAACTACTTAAATGATATTTTTATGGAGAGTGGATTCCGTAACAGAGATCGTTTATTTGGTGTTCTAGATGAAGTTATTAAACGTAAACTAGAGGAGCTAGAAGAAACTGGCATGGGTTCTGACCAGGATATTATGGATATTCTATGGAAAGCTCACAAAATGAAGATGGAAGAAATGAAGATGATGGTAGAGTTAGAGAAAGCTAAAGCCGCCGCTCGAGCTCCTGCTAATCAGACCAATATTCAGAATAACATTATTGCTGGAGCTGGGGACCAAAACTACATGGACTTAATTACTTCCCTAGCTACTGGAGGTAAGAAGTAATGGAAGTGTCAAGACCCTATGTTAACACAGTAGATGTTATTGATTTCGGAATAGACAAACGTTTCTTTCGTCTACCTGTTTCCGGAATACTAGCACAAGAGGGTATCACGCCTAATGGCCCTCAAATAGCAATTATCAATGCCATAGAAGACCCTAGACATCGTTTTGTAACGGCGTGTGTATCCCGCCGTGTAGGTAAATCTTTTATAGCGTATACACTTGGGTTCCTAAAATTGCTGGAACCTAATGTGAAGGTACTGGTAGTTGCTCCTAATTACTCACTGGCCAACATCGGTTGGTCTCAGATTCGTGGTCTTATTAAGAAGTACGGCCTACAAACCGAACGTGAAAACGCTAAAGATAAAGAGATTGAGTTAGCTAATGGTTCTCTATTTAAACTAGCTTCCGCGGCTCAGGCTGACTCCGCGGTTGGACGTTCATATGACTTTATCATCTTTGACGAAGCGGCAATTTCCGATGTGGGTGGTGATGCCTTTAGAGTTCAGCTGCGTCCTACTCTAGATAAGCCTAATTCTAAAGCTCTATTTATCTCTACTCCTCGTGGTGGTAACTGGTTTAAAGAGTTTTATGCCTATGGGTTTGATGATACGTTGCCTAACTGGGTATCTATTCATGGTACATATCGTGATAACCCACGTGCTGACCTGAATGATATTGAGGAAGCACGCCGTACTGTTAGTAAAAACTACTTCCGCCAAGAATACGAGGCTGACTTCTCTGTATTCGAAGGTCAGATCTTTGATACCTTTAATGCTATCGATCATGTTAAAGACCTCAAAGGTATGCGTCACTTCTTTAAAGATGATGAAGCCTTCGAAACGTTGCTTGGTATTGACGTTGGTTATCGTGATCCTACAGCAGTTCTTACTATTAAATATCATTACGATACGGATACTTACTATGTATTAGAAGAGTACCAGCAGGCGGAGAAAACTACAGCTCAGCATGCTGCTTATATTCAGCATTGTATAGATCGTTATAAAGTTGATCGTATTTTTGTTGACTCCGCGGCAGCTCAGTTCCGCCAAGACTTAGCTTATGAGCATGAAATTGCCTCAGCTCCAGCTAAAAAATCTGTCCTAGATGGTCTAGCATGCTTGCAAGCGCTATTCCAGCAGGGCAAGATTATTGTAGATGCTTCATGTTCCTCATTAATCCATGCATTGCAGAACTATAAGTGGGACTTCCAAGAAGGCGAAGAGAAATTATCACGTGAAAAACCACGTCATGATGCTAACTCTCACCTTTGTGATGCGCTGCGCTATGGAATTTACTCTATTTCCCGTGGTAAATAAATAAGTATAGGATGGGATACTACTCAGTTGGTATCCCATTCCTGTATTTTAAAATCCCCTTTACAAATTCGATACGATTATGTATACTATATTCATTGATCGGGAGAAGTTCTCCCATAATAGAACGTAAACAAGAAAAATTAATGCTCTACATGAGGTGTAGGAGATTCTATGGGTCGACAAAAGCTAACAATAAAAGATATAAATACTAGATTAGCTGATCGTGGAATCCAAATTGTCGGTGAATATGTAAACCAACGTACAAAAACAGTATTTAAATGCCAGAGAGCACACGTTTGGGAAGCTACACCACATTGCACCTTTACACTATATCACTAGATGTAGCTATTAAAGCCAAAATACTCAGAATAGGGTATGTGCCATTAAATAACTATACTAATAAAAACTACATCTATAACACAATAAGGGTCATATATGCTATACCACATTAGATGGAATCTCAATGTTGCCCTAGAGGATATAGTAATCTTTCTAAGTAGCTTTGGATTGGAGGAGTATGGCCACTAATACTAAGTACAAACGTGATGCCATTTCCATAATGAGGGATGGTATAAAATCTAGGTATAGTAAGGATGGTTGCTGTGCTATATGTGGTAGTAGTGAAGACCTAGAACTTCATCACTATCATACTATATCTCAGCTAATAAAAAAATTTGCTAAAGAACTCCAGCTGGATTTCACTGATGAGAATATCGTCCTTTCAAATAGGGAAGCATTCTACAAGAAATATGAGCATGAGTTAGTTAGGGACGTGGTAACATTGTGCCAGCACCATCACCAACTATTACATAAGGTTTACACAAAAGAACCTCCTTTATTTTCTGCTAATAAACAGAAAGCATGGGTTCAAAAGCAGAGAGACAAATTACAGAATCCTCAAGAAAAGACACAAGTCAAGACTGAAATAAAATCAGGATTCGCAAGGTTCTTATAATGGGTTTAAAAAGCTGGATTACTGAAAAGTTAAATCCGGGTCAACGTATTATAAGAGACATGGAACCAGTTAGTCATCGCACTAACCGTAAGCCTTTTACCACTGGACAAGCCTACAGTAAAATTGAGATTCTCAATCGAACTGCCAATATGGTTATAGATAGTGCGGCGGAGTGTTCTTATACTGTCGGAGATAAATATAATATTGTCACGTATGCCAATGGCGTTAAGACAAAGACTCTAGACACTCTCTTAAATGTACGACCTAATCCATTCATGGATATAAGCACATTCCGTAGACTTGTAGTCACTGACCTACTTTTTGAAGGTTGTGCGTACATCTACTGGGATGGCACATCGCTTTACCATGTCCCGGCTGCTCTTATGCAGGTCGAGGCAGATGCCAATAAGTTTATCAAAAAATTTATATTTAATAATCAGATAGACTATCGCGTAGATGAGATTATCTTTATAAAGGATAACAGTTACGTGTGTGGCACAAATTCTCAAATTTCTGGACAATCTCGTGTTGCTACTGTTATTGATTCTCTTGAGAAGCGTTCTAAGATGCTTAACTTTAAAGAGAAATTCCTCGATAACGGAACCGTGATTGGTCTTATTCTTGAAACGGATGAAATCCTGAACAAGAAATTGCGTGAGCGTAAACAAGAAGAATTACAACTCGATTATAATCCTAGTACGGGTCAGTCTTCTGTCCTGATTCTAGATGGTGGTATGAAAGCTAAACCGTACTCCCAAATATCCTCTTTTAAAGATCTAGACTTTAAGGAAGACATCGAAGGATTTAATAAATCTATTTGTCTAGCCTTTGGAGTTCCGCAAGTACTGCTTGATGGTGGTAATAATGCGAATATTCGACCAAACATCGAATTGTTCTATTATATGACTATCATTCCTATGCTGAACAAACTGACTAGTTCTCTTACTTTCTTTTTTGGTTATAAGATTACCCCTAATACTAAGGAGGTAGCTGCATTAACACCAGATAAAGAAGCTGAGGCTAAACATTTAACCTCATTGGTTAATAATGGTATTATGACTGGTAACGAAGCTCGTTTAGAGCTGAACCTTGAACCTTTAGATGACGAGCAGATGGATAGGATTCGTATTCCTGCTAACGTTGCTGGTTCTGCAACAGGTGTATCTGGTCAAGAAGGTGGTAGACCTCAAGGTTCCACCGAGGGAGATAAAGAATGATTGATTATAATGGTCTAAAGACCATTTTTGGTGAAAAACTGCCAGAATCTCATATCTTCTTTGCTACGGTTGCTGCGCATAAATATGTTCCTAGCTATGCTTTTCTGCGTAGAGAACTAGGGCTTTCATCTGCGCATACTAACCGTAAAGTATGGAAGAAATTTGTAGAGGCTTACGGTAAAGCAGGTCCAGTAGATGTTGTTCCTGGAGCCCCTACGTTGAAGGTAACTCCTGGTGAAAATTCAGTAACTTATACAATTACTGATGGTACAAATACCGGCTCACCAATCACTCAGTATAAAGTATACTATACTGATGGGGTTACTGCGAAAACCTATAATTCTGGGTCCTCTAAAACAGGTACTATTTCTACCTTAGAGGCAAAAGAGTATACTTTTCAGGCAGTAGCTGTTAATGGGGCGGGAGAATCTCCTAAGTCTACAGCAGTAAAAGCTACCCCAACTGCACCTGGTGTTGGAGGCTAATAAATGACACAAGCTGCTATTGACTATAACAAGTTAAAATCAGCACCGGTTCATTTAGATGCTTATATTAAATCTATTGATAGCGAATCCAAAGAGGGTGTTGTAAAAATCCGTGGATTCGCTAATACAATTAGTAAAGATCGCGCTGGTGATATAATTCCTGCTTCTGCGTGGAAAACATATAATGCACTTACTAACTACATGAAAAACCCGATTATTCTTTTCGGACACGATCATCGTCGTCCAATCGGTAAGTGTATTGATCTTAACCCTACTGAAATGGGTCTCGAAATCGAATGTGAGATCTATGAAAGTTCCGATCCGGCTATCTTTTCACTAATTAAAAACGGTGTACTGAAAACTTTTAGTATCGGATTCCGCTGCCTAGATGCAGAGTGGGATGAAGCTACTGATATATTTATTATTAAAGATTTAGAACTATACGAAGTCTCGGTAGTTTCTGTACCTTGTAATCAGGACTCAACATTCAATCTCGCTAAGAGCATGAATGGTCATGATTATACTGAATGGCGTAAATCTTTTACTGCAATAAGTTCTAAAGCTGTCCCAGCTCAAGAACGTAATCTTTCTGAACTAGAAAAACTTGCGATAGCTTTAGGCTACGTTAAAGAATAACGGAGAATTATTTAAAAATGACTATTGATATTAATAAGCTGAAAGAAGAACTTGGTCTGGGTGATCTGGCTAAATCTCTGGAAGGTCTGACCGCTGCTCAGAAAGCTCAGGAAGCTGAACGTATGCGTAAAGAGCAGGAAGAAAAAGAACTGGCTCGTATGAATGACCTGGTTTCTAAAGCTGTTGGTGAAGACCGTAAGCGTCTGGAAGAGGCTCTGGATCTAGTTAAGTCTCTGGATGAAAAATCTAAGAAGAGTGCAGAACTGTTTGCGCAAACTGTAGAAAAACAACAGGAAACTATTGTTGGTCTTCAGGACGAAATTAAATCTCTGCTAACAGCTCGTGAAGGTCGTTCCTTCGTTGGTGATAGTGTTGCTAAAGCACTGTATGGTACTCAGGAAAACTTTGAAGACGAAGTAGAAAAACTGGTTCTGTTGTCTTACGTAATGGAAAAAGGTGTATTCGAAACCGAACACGGTCAAAAACACCTGAAAGCAGTGAATCAGTCTTCTTCTGTAGAAGTTTCTAGTGAAAGCTATGAAACTATTTTCTCTCAGCGTATTATCCGTGACCTGCAGAAAGAGCTGGTAGTTGGCGCATTATTTGAAGAACTGCCGATGTCCAGTAAGATTCTTACTATGCTGGTTGAACCGGATGCTGGTAAAGCTACTTGGGTAGATGCTAGCGCATATGGTACTGACAATACTACTGGTAATGAAGTTAAAGGTGCTCTGACTGAAATTCAGTTCAAAACCTATAAACTGGCTGCTAAGTCCTTCATTACTGATGAAACTGAAGAAGATGCAATCTTCTCCCTGTTACCACTGCTGCGTAAGCGTCTGATTGAAGCACACGCTGTTTCTATCGAAGAAGCGTTTATGACTGGTGACGGTACTGGTAAACCTAAGGGTCTGCTGAAACTGGCTGAAGGCGATAGTGCTAAAGTTATTACTGAAGCTAAAGCTGATGGTTCTGTTCTAGTAACTGCTAAAACTATCTCTAAACTGCGTCGTAAACTGGGCCGTCATGGTCTGAAACTGAGCAAACTGGTACTGATCGTATCTATGGATGCTTATTACGATCTGCTGGAAGATGAAGAATGGCAGGATGTTGCCCAAGTTGGTAATGATGCTGTTAAACTGCAAGGTCAGGTTGGTCGTATTTACGGTCTGCCGGTTGTAGTTTCTGAGTTCTTCCCGGCTAAAGCTAACTCCGCAGAGTTCGCAGTTATTGTTTACAAAGATAACTTCGTAATGCCACGTCAGCGTGCTGTTACTGTTGAACGTGAGCGCCAAGCTGGTAAACAGCGTGATGCGTACTACGTTACTCAGCGTGTTAACCTGCAACGTTACTTTAATAATGGCGTTGTATCTGGTGCTTACGCTTCCGTTTAATAATAAAATACACCTCTTATAAGAGGTGTATACAATAGCTATTATATTTAGTAGCTATTGTATACTAATATTAAGGGTATAACACTAATGTCTAGAAAAGCAATTCCGTACGAGGTTAGAGAATCCCAGATTTTAGATATATGCACTAAAGAGAACTATACTTACGAAGGACTAGTATCTACTTTTAAAAATGCAGAGTCTAAAATACAGCTTAAATGTAATATTGATGGAAATGTATGGACTCCTAGTATTCGTAATTTTATTACTAATGGATCTAGATGCCCAAAATGCTTTCAAAATAGATGCTTACTAAATACTAATTGTAAGAATATAAATACTAAATCTACCCACACTTACTTTTATTTACAAAAATTAAGTTGTACTTCACATTCAGCCTTAAAATACGGGATTACCACTAGAAGTGTAGAAAAGAGACTTTCAGAACAGTCTAGGAATTCAAAGTATACTCATAGTATAATTTTTGCTATAGAATTATATAGTAAAGAGTATGCTATAGATATAGAAAATATAGTAAAGGAAACAATTCCTTCATCCTTTCTTACACCTGCTTTACTACCAGATGGGTATTCTGAAACTTGTTTAGAAAAATATTTACTAGATATAAAGGAAATAGTTTATAACTATATGTTTAGTTAGGCTTTTCAGCCGATAAGGAGAGCTTCGGCTCTCCTTTTTTATTATTAGGAAAAATAAATGCAAATAATCACAGCCGAAGACTATAGACTATACGGCGGGTTAAAACGACCGGAACTAGAATCTGGAGTAGAGATGATGATTAAAGCTGCCAATACGCTGATTACAAGCCTTCTAGGTATGGATGATGCAGATGCGGTAGATCAATTAATCACTACAAAACCTAGCCGTAGGAAATATTTCCTGAGTTCTCCCTCAGCCACATCTATTACAAAGATGACTATTAATGAGAATGAAATAGGCCCGGAACAGTTTAAATTGTACCCTGATGGTGTTATTCTTCTTAAATTTAATCCTCCTGAGGGATATATGGATGTAGAATATACCCAAGGTGGTTTCAATCCAATGCCTGAAGATCTTAAGCTGGCAGCATGCCTGTTAGTAGATCACTGGCATAAGCAAGATTATCGTCAAGCCAAGACTATTGGTGGGGAGACAATTACGTTTAATAGTACTAAGTCTGGTATTCCAGAGCATATTCGTACAATCGTCGAAGTATATAGGAGAGTATAATGGCTCTTTCTGATCTAGCCACACAAATTATTAAAGAGCAGCTAGATACTGCAAGCCGATCTGAAAACAATAAGAATACTGTTGTATATACAGTTGAGACTGGTTTGAAAGATCCTACAAGAGACGGTACAGTTGCACAGGTATCTTTTAAGTTCTCTAAACCAGTATCTCAAGATTTACTTAATGTTAGGACTGCTTCTATCCTAAAAGCTGTATCTTCTAGCTTAGATCTAACAGGAGACTTAGGTGCTTTAGAAAGCCTTATTCAATCAACCGCAGGCAAGAAATCTTCTGTAGGTAAAAAACGCTCTACTGGTAGAGTAGAGGTAAACTTTGGGGATCCTAGAGACGTAGAAGATGGATATTCTGGTGCAGTAACAGGTGCTTCTGGTCGTTTTGTATCAAATAGTAATATGAAGGTTATTCTGGAATTGGTTGCTAAAGAATACTTAATAAAGGATATGAAAAAAGCAGGAGCTCCACTTAAATTTAGAACAGGTCGTTTTGCAAATTCTCTAAAAGTTAAAGATGTTATGCTTAGAGATGCTGGAACTAGCAAAGGTGCTCCTGAATTAAATGTTACATATAATTATATGGTACGCCCATATTCAGTATTTAATCCTGCAGTATCTACATATAGAAGATTGTCATTACGACCCTACCCAGGTGCTAGAAACCCTCAAAGACTAATTGGAGAGGCGATAGCTAAAGCCGCAAGAGACTTAATTCACTCCAGATACAAAATTAAGGTTAATCAAGGAACCTAATAAATGGATCACAGAACAAGTATAGCACAAGCTCTGGTTGATCGAATAGCCAAACAAATGGATGGCTCCCAACCAGATGAATATTTTAATAACTTGTATGGAAACGTCTCACGTCAAACTTATAAGTTTGAAGAGATACGAGAGTTTCCTTATGTTGCAGTTCATATCGGAACTGAAACTGGGCAGTATCTTCCCTCAGGTCAACAGTGGATGTTTTTAGAACTTCCTATCCTGGTGTATGATAAAGAGAAAGATGGTGACATTCAAACTTCCCTAGAAAAACTCGTAGCGGATATAAAAACCGTTATTGACACAGGTGGAAATTTAGAATATACTGTTAGTAAACCTAATGGATCGACCTTCCCATGTGAGGCGACTGATATGAGCATTACATCAGTTAGTACAGATGAGGGTCTACTGGCCCCATATGGTTTAGCAGAAATAAATGTAACAGTGAGGTATCAGCCTCCACGCAGGTCACTTCGCAGATAAGTTACAGATTAGGAGAAAATAATTAAATGTCTTTACAACTATTACGTAATACTCGAATCTTCGTGTCTACGGTTAAGACTGGTCACAATAAGACCAACACGCAAGAGATTCTAGTTCAGGATGATATTTCTTGGGGTCAGGACAGTAACTCAACAGATATTACTGTTAACGAAGCTGGTCCGCGTCCTACTCGTGGTTCTAAACGTTTTAATGATTCCTTGAATGCAGCTGAGTGGAGCTTCTCCACATATATCCTGCCATACAAGGATAAAACCTCTAATAAACAGATTGTTCCCGATTATATGTTGTGGCACGCTCTTTCTAGTGGTAAAGCATTAAATCTTGATGGAGACACAGGTGCGCATAATAATGAAGCTAACTTCATGGTTAACTTTAAAGATAACTCTTATCATGAGTTGGCTATGCTGCACATCTACATTCTTACTGACAAAGCATGGAGCTATATTGACTCTTGCCAGATCAACCAGGCAGAAGTTAACGTTGATATTGAGGATATTGGTCGTGTAACTTGGTCTGGTAATGGTAATCAGCTCATCCCGTTAGATAGCCAACCATTTGATCCAGATGCACTAGGTATTGATGATGAAACCTATATGACTATTCAGGGTTCTTATATTAAGAACAAACTGACTATCTTGAAAATTAAGGATATGGATTCTGGTAAAGCATATGATATTCCTATTACTGGTGGTACTTTCACTATTAATAACAACATCACGTACCTAACCCCGAATATTATGTCACGTGTAAATATTCCAATCGGCTCATTTACAGGTGCATTTGAATTAACTGGTTCTCTAACAGCATACCTTAACGATAAAGCTCTTGGTTCTATGAAACTGTATAAAGATCTTGTCAAAACCCTTAAGGTAGTTAACCGCTTCGAAATTGCTCTAGTACTTGGTGGTGAATACGATGAAGAACGTCCTGTGGCTATTCTGGTAGCTAAACAAGCACACGTTAATATTCCTACTATTGAAACTGATGATGTACTTGGTACTTCAGTAGAGTTTAAAGCTATTCCATCTGATCTGGATGCGGGTGATGAAGGCTACTTAGGCTTCTCTAGTAAATATACCAAAACAACTATTAATAACTTGATTGTTAATGGTGATGGTGCTACTAATGCTGTAACCGCAATTACTGTTAAATCTGCTGGTAATGCTACTTCTGTTCGGACTGGACAAACTCTTCAGCTGAGTGTTGAAGTTACCCCTTCTTCTGCAAAGAATAAGGATGTTACTTGGGCTATCACCAGCGGTGATGCAGCTACTATCAATGCAGCAGGACTATTAACAGCCCATGCTAGTAAAACAGGTGCGGTAACTGTTGAAGCTACAGCTAAGGATGGTTCTGGAGTTAAAGGCACTAAAGTTATTACTGTAACAGGTGGTTAAATAAATGTACTACTCTCTAATGCGAGAGTCAAAAGTTATAGTTGAGTATGATGGTAGGGCATTTCATTTTGATGCCCTATCAAACTATGATATACAGACTTCCTACGAGGAATTCAAGACTCTTCGTAGGACTGTTCATCGTAGAACTAACTATGCAGACTCTATTATAAATGCTCAAACCCCCTCTTCTATCTCTCTAGCCGTAAATTTCAGTAATACTCTTACAGAGGCTAACTTCTTTGAATGGTTAGGTTTTGATAGAAAAGGTAATACTTTCTTACTCCCACTATATAGTAATAATATTGAACCTACTATGTTCAATATCTATATAGTAAATAAAGATAATAACTGTGTATATTTTGAAAACTGCTATGTATCTACAGTAGATTTTTCTTTAGATAAGAATATACCAATTCTTAATATTGGTATTGAATCAGGGAAATTTTCCGAGGTATCTACCTATAGAGAAGCAGCTTCTATTATACAGGGTGAAGTAATGTCTTATAGCCCAGTAATAGTTTCTACTAACGGTAGCATTTTACCTGGTCTTATTTCCGCTTCTTTATCTTTTCAACAGCAATGCTCTTGGAGAGAAGATAAGAATGTTTTTGATATAAATAAAATTTATAATAATAAAAGAGCTTATGTAAATGAAATGAATGCTTCGGCAACCATTTCCCTGTATTACTTAAAACGTTTTGCAGGAGATATGGTTTACAATATCGAGCCTGAGACAGATGTACCTTTAAATATAAGAAATAATAATATTTCTATAGATTTTCCTTTAGCACGTATTACAAAACGCCTAGATTTCTCAGATGTGTATAGAGTTGAGTGGGATATTATACCTACTGCTTCTTCAGACCCAGTGAGAATAGATTTCTTTGGAGAAATTAAAAATGATTAACTTAAAAGATATTACTCTTGATACCCGTACTATTACTCTTTCATACCCAGGTATGCCAAACTTTAAGCTAGAGCTTAACTATATGTCTCGTGCTACTTCTAAGCGTGTTATCTCTTCTGCCAAACGCGATGAATGGGTCAATGGTACTCTAATTCAAGTACAGGATGACGATAAGTTTATCGAAGCTTTCGTTGATGCTGCAATTAAAGGTTGGACTGGTTTGACTGTAGGTGACGTTGAAAAACTGATGCTGATTGAAACAGATGCTGATCCTGCTACTGAAGTTCCATTTAGTCGTGACAATGCTGTAATGCTTATGCAGAACTCTGCTGCGTTTGATTCTTGGATCAACCAGACAGTGTTCCATTTAGATACTTTTCGTAGCTCAAAAGCGTAAAGAACTACTAGATGCTGTTGCCGACTTTGCTGATAAATGTATTAAAAGCTCAGCATCTAAAATGACTAAACAACAATATCTAATACTTTGCGAGTCAATGGGCATAGAACCTGATCCTAAGGCTATGCCTGTTGAACTTGAAGATTTTCCACCTATTGTAGCTATTAGTATGAATATTTATAATAGTCTAATTGACTGTTTCATACCGGGTGACTTTCCTATATTTATAGGCAAAGACAAGGCTGCCCTAGGTGTTTTATTTGATATTTATGGGATTACTGATCCTATAGAAAAAGAATTTGTTCTACACATCATCAATATATTTGATGCTAAAGCTGTAGATGCTGCACGTAAACGTGCTGAGAAGCATAAGCCGCAAAACGGAAGGATTCCTAACGTTAAGCCACATGCTAAATCTCGTGCACGATAAAAGTTTCCTCCAATGGGGCGTTCCACGATGAGGCTTGGCTCTGGGTGATATGCCCAGAGCCTTTTTTATTGGGAAAAATAAAACATGACTGATAAGCTAATACGAGAATTACTAATAGACATTAAACAGAAGGGGGCAACTCGTACTGCAAAGTCTATTGAAAACGTATCTGATGCGTTGGAAAACGCTGCTGCTGCTTCCGAACTGACAAATGAGCAGTTAGGTAAAATACCCAAAACCCTTTACTCCATTGAGAGGGCAGCAGATAGAGCAGCAAAAAGTCTTACTAAAATGCAAGCAAGCCGAGGTATGCTTAGTGTTACTAAATCTATAAATGATATAGGAGCTAAGTTAGATGATCTTGCTATTACAATGATCGAAGTAGCGGATAAACTAGAGGTTGGGTTTAATGGAGTATCTAGGTCTATTAAAGCAATGGGTAATGATGTTGCGGCTGCAACAGAGAAAGTTCAAGATAGGTTATACGACACTAATAGGGCTTTAGGAGGTACGGCTAAAGGCTTTAATGATACTGCGGGTGCTGCTAGTAGAGCTTCTAGAGCTATTGGTAATACTTCTGGTTCGGCACGTGGTGCTACTCGTGACTTCGCAGCAATGGCTAAAGTAGGTGGTGGTTTACCTATTATGTATGCAGCTATTGCTTCCAACATCTACGTTTTGCAATCTGCATTCGAACAACTTAAACTAGGTGATCAGCTAAATCGTCTAGAACAATTTGGGGTTATAGTAGGTACTCAGACAGGCACTCCTGTTCAGTCTCTTGCTAGATCATTACAAGAAGCTACAGGATATGCTATTTCTTTTGAAGAAGCTATGCGTCAAGCATCCACTGCTTCAGCCTACGGATTTGATGCCGAACAACTTAGTAAATTTGGTTTAGTAGCTCGTCGTGCTGCGGCTGTTCTTGGTGTTGATATGACTGATGCACTTAACCGTGTAATTAAGGGTGTATCAAAACAGGAGATCGAACTTCTAGATGAGCTTGGTATCACCATTCGTCTTAATGACGCATATGCTGACTATGTTAAACAATTAAATGCTGCTAACACAGGCGTAACTTATAACATTAATAGTCTTACCACTTTCCAGAAACAACAAGCATACGCTAACGCGATAATTGCTGAATCTACTAAGCAGCTTGGCTACCTAGATAAGGTTCTTAGGTTAACTCCTTGGGAGCTATTTGCTGCTAACGCTAACTCTGCCCTAAGAAAAATACAACAAGCTGCTGCTAAGTATTTAGGACCAACGATTGATGCTATTAATACTGTATTCTATACATCTCAGGCTTCTATATCTGCTGAAGCAGCTAGGGCACAAGAACAAACTAATAAACAGATAGACCCTAGTAATGTAGGTGCTGTTGCTTTAAGTTTGGCTGCTTCTGAGGAAGGTTATAATAAAGCTCTAGATATGTATAAGGAGTCTCTGGATAAGCGAAATAAACTAAAATCTGAATTCGATAAACGAATGGAACAAGCGGATTTCTATACAAAACTAGCTATACGTCAAGTTGGTGAAGGTATTCCTATTGGTCTTGCGGCCTCAGGTGCTTCTGAAGACAATAAAAAGTTTGTAGCAGAAACCGCAGCTATGGGATTACAAGTAGCTAGGTTAAGTAAGGAAGTTGATGACTCTACGGAAAACCTTAATGCTTGGAAATCCGCATATCAAGCTGCAGGTGCAGCTGCTGCTAAAGCTAGCCCAGAATTTCAGAAACAGATTAATCTCCAAAAAGATGCTACTGATCCTGGTGCTGTATACGATTTTAACTCTACTATATTAAAAGGATTAACTGAACAACAAAAAGCATATAATCAAACTAAGAAAACTTCTGGTGATTTAGCTAATGACTTTCAAAATATAGCTAGGAGCACAGATACTGCTGCTAAAACCAGTGCAACTTTTGAAGATGTAATTAGAAATGTAGAATCTCTCTCCGCAGGAACTGGTAAGAGTGCGGATGAGTATGTTAAAAATCTCAACTTAGGGTTTAACACCTTATCTGAGATGAAAACTGCTTCCCAAGCCTTATCTGAGTACGTTAAACTAACTGGTAATGAGACTAAGAACCAGTTAGCAGTTCAACAGAAGATAGCTGATGTATATAACCAAACTAAGGATAAAGAAAAAGCACAGGAAGCCGGTAGACGTTTAGAGTTGCAACAGTTAGAAGAGCAAGAAGCTGCTTTACGCCGTGTTCTTCAAACAAACCAGGGGAATAAAGCTGTTGAGAAAGAAATTGAAAAAATTCAGCTGGAGAAACTTAAACTTACCAATCAGGGTATGGAAGCTCAGAAGAAGGTCAAGGATTACACAGATAAAATTCTTGGTGTAGATCGTGAGATAGCTCTTCTGAATGACCGTACTATGACTACTACTCAATATAGATTAGCTCAGCTAAAACTAGAACTAACTGTAGAGAAAGAGAAGTACGAATGGTATACAAAACAAGCGGACAAACAGAAAGAGGCGGAACAGTCTAGACGTGCGCAAGCACAAATAAGCCGGGAGTTATGGGAGGCTGAGAATCAGGCAACTGCATCACATGTATCAGCTCTTATGGATGCACTAGAAGTCAGCCAAACACAAAGAAATGTTACTGGCCAAGCCCAGATTCTTACAGAAAGATTATCTGTTTTGCAAGAACAGCTAGAACTATCTAAGGGCAATACCGAAGAAGAGATCAAATATCGTAATGAGATCTATAAAACTGCTGCTGCTCTAGAGCAACTTAGAAAGCAGAGAGAAGGCCAAATGCAGCAACAGGTAGGATCTTCTGTGGGTGCTGTATACACTCCTACAACTGGACTATCTGGGGAAGACAAAGATTTTGCAGATATGCAAAATAGAATGGCTTCTTATGATCAGGCAATCTCTAAGCTATCTGAATTAAATTCTGAAGCAACCGCTGTGGCTCAAAGTATGGGTAACTTAACTAATGCTATGATTCAGTTCTCTCAGGGATCCCTAGATACTACCTCCTTGATTGCTTCTGGCATGCAAACTGTATCTTCTATGATTCAGTATAGTACTAGTCAACAGGTTAGTGCTATTGATGCAGCTATCGCAGCGGAGCAGAAACGTGATGGTAAATCAGAAGCATCTAAAGCTAAGTTGAAGAAGTTGGAAGCTGAAAAGCTGAAGATTCAACAAGACGCAGCTAAGAAGCAGATTATCATCCAAACTGCAGTAGCTGTAATGCAGGCAGCCACCGCTGTTCCATATCCGTTCTCTATTCCATTAATGGTTGCGGCAGGTTTAGCGGGTGCTCTGGCATTAGCGCAGGCATCCTCTGCCTCTAGTATGTCAAGTATTGCAGATTCTGGAGCGGATACTACTAGTTACCTAACCTTAGGAGAGCGTCAGAAGAACATTGATGTATCTATGTCTGCTAATGCTGGGGAATTATCCTATGTACGTGGTGATCAAGGTATTGGTAATGCTAATTCATTTGTGCCGCGTGCCGAAGGTGGTAATATGTACCCAGGGGTTAGCTATCAGATGGGAGAACATGGTACAGAAGTAGTTACACCTATGATTCCTATGAAAGCTACACCTAATGATGAGTTAAAAAATTCCTCTAATTCAACCTCAGGAAGACCTATCATCCTGAATATTAGTGCTATGGATGCTGCTAGTTTTAGAGAGTTCGCCTCTAGTAATAGCGGTGCTCTGAGGGATGCAGTAGAATTAGCTCTGAATGAAAATGGTGCTAGCCTAAAAACACTAGGAAATTCTTAAAACTGGAGGAGGACTTTGAGTCCTCCTTTTCTTTATGGAAAAATAAAAATTTCTTGATAAAATTTTCTAATACTATTATAATAATTGTATCTAAGAGGAGAAATTAACTATGAGATTACCAGACCCATACACGAATCCAGAACTTTCAGGATTAGGATTCGAAAGTGTTAACCTGATTGATAATGACCCAGTAATTCGTGATGAGTTACCTAATGGTAAAGTTAACGAAGTTAAGGTATCTGCTCAGTACTGGGGTATAAATATTTCTTACCCAGAATTGTTTCCTGATGAATATAGTGTTCTAGATGCTTTTATTCTAGAGTACAAAAGGACAGGAGACTACATTGATGTTATATTACCTCAGTATGAGGCTTTTAGGGTTAGGGGTAATACTAACTTAGTAAATATACCAGCAGGACAAAAGGGCTCCAATATTACTATGGATACAAAAGGTGTTCTTACTGGTATCCCTAAACCAGGTGATTTATTTAAACTATCCAATCACCCAAAAGTATATAAAATAACATCATTTAACAAATCAGGCAATATATGGTCTATAAATTTATATCCTGATTTATTTGTAACTACTACTGGAGCTGAAAAACCAGTGTTTAATGGGATACTATTTAGAACAAAACTCATGAATGGTGATGCTTTCGGATCTACATTAAATAATAACGGAACATATTCCGGCATCTCATTAAATTTACGGGAAAGTTTATGAAAAAAATACTAGATAGTGCTAGAAACTACTTAAAAAATAATAGCAGAATAAAAACTGCTAGTCTAATTTCTCTAGAGTTACCTGGCTCTACTGGTACTAGTACTGCTTTTATTTATTTAACTGATTATTTTAGGGATGTACTATATAATGGCATCCTATACCAGGCAGGTAAAGTTAAGTCTATTAGCTCACACAAACAAAATAGAGATTTATCTATTGGTAGTCTATCTTTTACTATTACTGGTACAGCACAGGATGAAGTACTAAAACTAGTGCAAAATGGTGTATCCTTCTTAGATAGAACCGTATCAATTCATCAAGCAATTATTACCGAAGATGGTTCTATTCTACCAGTAGACCCAGATACAAATGGTCCTTTACTATATTTTAGGGGGAGGATTACTGGAGGTGGCATTAAAGATAATATTAGTACCTCTGGAGTAGGAACCTCTACAATTACCTGGAATTGTTCTAACCAATTCTATGACTTTGATAGAGTTAATGGCAGATATACTGATGACGCTTCCCATAGGGGGCTTGAAGTTGTAGCTGGACAGTTAGTACCATCTAATGGTGCTAAAAGACCAGAGTATCAAGAAGACTACGGCTTCTTCCACTCTAATAAAAGTATCTCTATCCTAGCAAAATATCAGGTTCAAGAAGAAAGATACAAGCTAAAATCAAAGAAAAAATTATTTGGTTTATCTAGAAGCTACAGCCTTAAAAAATACTATGAAACTGTCACTAAGGAAGTGGATATAGATTTTAACCTTGCTGCTAAGTACATACCGGTGGTTTATGGAGTTCAAAAAATTCCTGGAATACCCATTTTTGCTGATACAGAACTACACAATCCCAACATAGTTTATGTCGTATACGCCTTTGCTGAGGGGGAGATAGACGGTTTTCTTGACTTTTCCTTTGGTGATAATCCTATGATTTGTATGGACTCTAATGATAGCTCTGCTAGAACCTGTTTCGGTGTTAAAAAAGTAGCCGGAGACACCATGCAAAGAATAGCATCAGGAATATCTTCTAGTAGTCCTTCCGTGCACGGTCAAGAATACAAATATAATGATGGTAATGGTGATATAAGGATTTGGACTTATCACGGAAAATCTGATCAAACAGCCTCTGAAGTACTAGTAGATATAGCTAAAGAACGTGGGTTCTACCTTCAGAATATGAATGGCAATGGACCGGAGTACTGGGATGCTAGGTATAAACTACTAGATACTGCATACGCAGTAGTGCGCTTCACTATTAATGAAAATAGGACTGAGATTCCTGAAGTTAGTGCTGAAGTTCAAGGTAAAAAAGTAAAAGTCTATCATTCTGATGGTAGAGTAACTGCTAATAGTACTAGTTTAAATGGTATTTGGCAAACACTTGATTACTTAACCTCTGATAGATATGGCGCTAATATTACCATTGATCAGTTCCCCCTTCAGCAACTAATACAGGAAGCAGCTATTTTAGATATTATAGATGAATCCTATCAGGTATCTTGGCAGCCATATTGGAGATACGTTGGGTGGACTGATCCACTAGCAGAAAATAGACAAATAGTACAAATGAATACTATTCTGGATACATCTGAATCAGTATTTAAAAATGTGCAAGGTTTGTTAGAGTCCTATGGTGGGGCTATTAACAATTTATCTGGCCAGTATAGGGTTACTGTAGAAAAATACTCTAATACTCCATTAGAGATTAATTTTCTAGATACTTACGGTGATTTGGAGCTATCAGATACTACTGGTAGAAATAAATTCAACTCAGTTCAAGCATCTATCGTAGATCCCGCCCTTAGCTGGAAAACTAATTCCATTACATTCTATAATTCCAAGTATAAGGAACAGGACAAGAACTTGGATAAAAAACTACAACTATCTTTTGCTAATATTACTAACTACTACACTGCAAGAAGTTTTGCGGATAGAGAACTTAAGAAATCCAGATACTCAAGAACACTTTCTTTCTCATTGCCATATCAATTCATTGGTATTGAGCCTAATGATGCTATTGCATTTACATACGACCGTTACGGATGGGATAAGAAGTACTTCCTAGTAGACGAAGTGGAAAACTCTAGGGAAGGAAAGATAAATGTTACTCTACAGGAGTATGGAGAAGATGTATTCATCAACTCTGAGCAGGTTGATAATAGCGGTAATGATATTCCTGATATTAGTAATAATGTCCTTCCTCCTAGAGACTTTAAGTATACCCCTACTCCTGGCGGTTTAGTAGGCTCTATAGGTAAAAATGGTGAGTTATCCTGGCTTCCGAGCCTAACCAATAATGTAGTCTATTACTCTATTGTGCACTCAGGCCATGCCGAACCCTATATAGTACAACAGTTAGAGACCAACCCTAACGAACGTATGATCCAAGAAATAATTGGAGAACCAGCAGGTCTGGCTATATTTGAGATAAGGGCAGTAGATATTAATGGTAGAAGAAGTTCTCCGGTGACTCTGTCCATAGAACTTAACTCCGCTAAAAACCTTAGTGTAGTATCTAATTTTAGGGTAACTAATACTGCTTCTGGAGATGTAACTGAGTTTGTTGGCCCAGATGTGAAACTAGCCTGGGATAGAATACCTGAAGAAGATATAATAGAGAGTATATTTTATACCCTTGAAATACACGATTCACAAAATAGGATGTTAAGAAGTGTACGTATTGAAAATCAGTATACTTATGACTATTTATTAACGTATAATAAGGCAGATTTTGCTCTCCAGAACAGCGGTGCTCTAGGTATAAATAGAAAATTATATTTTCGTATTAGGGCTGAAGGGGATGATGGAGAACAGTCTGTGGAGTGGGCATCCATTTAATGATTTCAAATAATGCACCAGCCAAAATGGTCTTAAATAGTATAATGACTGGATATACTTTGGCTTATGTCCAGCACTCCATTTATACTGATTATGATGTTATTGGTAGATCTTTTTGGTTAAAAATAGGAGAAAGTATAGATAGACGTGATTACACCGGTATAGATACTTTCTTCGTAATGATTAATAATCTAACTCCCTCTACCTCCTATGAGATTCAGGGGGCTTTCTATGACTCAATTATCGACTCAGAGCTTTTAAATGCAAAAATTGGTATCAACCTCTCTAATGAAACTAACTTTAGAACAAAGGAAAAGCCAATAATTACTGCAGCAAGATCTGAATCAGAACCCGTTGACGTTGGTGTTGGTGCTCCAATAGTTGTTGTAGAGACTGCTGGTGAAGCTAGTTACTGCACTATTGAATTAAAAAGTACTGCATCAGAAGATAGTGAATGGGTTAAATATTATATAGGCGCGTTGGGACCTACTATCAAATTTGGTGGTGTTCCTGTTGGCGACTATAAGATCAGAATATCTGGTCAAGTTACGATGCCGGATGGTGTTACAGTCGACTCATCTGGTTATTATGAATATCCTAGCGTTTTCACTGTAGCGTATAATTTTGTACCACCTACTGCACCTACTAACATTGCCTTTAAAGCTGCACGAATTGCAGATGGTAAGGAACGATATGATATCAGAATAGAGTGGGACTGGGAACGTGGTGCGGGTGCTAATGTCCGTGAATTTCTGGTTACTTATATAAACTCTGAAGAATACGCTAAGACTGGCTGGGCTAAAGCTCAAAAGATAAACGTTGGGGCTGCTAGAGCTGCAACGATTATATCATTCCCATGGAAAGTTAAGCATACTTTTAAGGTATCATCAATTGCCTGGGGACCAAATAAGCAAGATATAACAGAATCAGCTCCTGTAACATTTATATTGAATGAAGATACTCCTCTAGACAATAGCTTTGTCAATGAGACGGGTATTGATGTTAATTATGCCTTTATTAAGGGCAGCATGAAAGATGGAGAAATCTGGAGACAGACATTCTTAATCGACGCAGCTACTGGTGCTATTAACATTGGTCTGTTAGACGAAGAAGGAAAAGCACCTATTTCTTTTGACCCCATAAACCGTGTTGTTAACGTTGATGGTAAAGTAATTACTAGAGATATTAATGCTGCGAACTTTATCATGACTAACTTATCTGGTAAGGATAACCCAGCAATTTACACTCAAGGTAAATCTTGGGGGGATAATAACTCCGGTATTTGGATGGGTATGGATAATACCTCTGCCAAAGCTAAATTAGACATTGGTAACGCTACACAATGGATACGTTATGATGGTACTACCTTGCGTATCTCTAGTGGTGTAGTAATTGGGACACCAAATGGTGACGTAGATATTGAAACTGGTTTACAAGGTAAACAGACAGTATTTGTTTATAAGTTAGCAACATCTCTACCTGCTAAACCACTAGAACAAGATTATCCACCTCCTGGTTGGTCAAAAACTCCACCTAACCGTACAGATATGACACAAAATATCTATGCGACTACTGGTACACTTGATCCAGTTACTAATAGGTTATTAGAGGGTACTAGCTGGTCAGACGTGGTTCAGTGGAGTGGTACTGAAGGTACTATAGGGCATGACGGACAACGTGGTCCTGGGATGTACTCTGTAGGTATAGCAGGTTTAGGTGGTTGGGATGATGGACAAGCTAATTCCTTCTTTCAAAGTAACTTCGGTTCTCCCCCAGTTAAATATGATGTATTAACTGAATTTAACAGTAATGCCCCACAATCAGCATTTACACGGCAATGGAATGGGTCTGGTTGGGTTAACCCTGCAATGGTTCTCCACGGAAACATGATTGTTAATGGGACGGTGACGGCTGATAAAATTGTAGCAGGAAATGCTTTCTTATCTCAGATCGGTGTTAACATCATTTATGATAGGAATGCTGCATTATCGGGAAACCCTGAGGCATACTACAAGATGAAGATAGACCTAAATAGTGGGTATATCCATATAAGGTAATAAATAATGAGTACTGAAAATAGAGTTATAGACTTAGTAATAGATGAAAAAGTACCTTATGGTCTAATGATGCAATTCTTAGATGTTGATGATAGTACTTATCCACCTACAAATACCCCTGTTAACTTAACAGGGTATTCCCTAAGGGGTACTATAAAGGCCGGGCTTGATGAGAACGCGGAAACTTTGGCATCTTTTACTACTAAAATTATTGATGCTGCTCAAGGTGCTATAGCTATAAGTTTACCTGTAGAGGCGGTAGATAATATTGGTGAAAAAGCTACCAAAGAGAGAGATAAGTATAACCCTCGCCAACGTTTTGCAGGATACTATGATATAATTATGACACGAGATGTCATAGGATCAGCTATTAGCTCTTTTCGTATAATGGAGGGTAAAGTATTTATCAGTGATGGGGTAACTAGATAATGGCAATAACTACTAAGATTATTGTACAACAAATATTAAATATTGATGATACTAAAGCTACTGCTAGTAAATTTCCTAGATACACAGTAACTCTTGGAAATTCTATTAGCTCTATTACTGCTAATGAGTTAGTATCTTCTATAGAGGCTGCTGCTAAATCTGCTGCGGCTGCAAAAGATTCTGAAATAGCTGCTAAAACCTCAGAACTTAATGCTAAAAACTCTGAACAGGAAGCTGCTATTTCTGCTGGAGCTTCTGAAGCTTCTGCTACTCAGTCTGCTACCTCTGCTACTCAGTCTGCCACTTCTGCTACTAAATCTGCAAAATCAGCTGCAGCTGCAAAAACCTCTGAAACTAATGCTAAGTCTAGTGAAACAAAAGCTAAAACTAGCGAAACTAATGCAAAAGCTAGTGAAACAAAAGCTAAAACTAGCGAAACTAATGCAAAAGCTAGTGAGGATAAGGCAAAGGCTAGCGAAACTAATGCTGCTGCATCGGCGGCTGATGCAAAAATTAGTGAAGATAAAGCAAAAACCAGTGAGACTAATGCAGCCCAATCAGCGGCTGATTCTAGCGGTTTTAGGAATGAGGCGGAAATATTTTCTGGGCAAGCTGCTGCATCGGCATCTGCGGCAAAAATCTCTGAAACCAATGCAAAAACCTCGAAAACAAAAGCTAAGGCTAGTGAAACTAATGCTGCGGGATCTGCAACTTCTGCCAGTCAATCTGTGGCTGCTATTCAAGTACTTAAATCAGATGTCGAACAGTTAAAATCTGATACCCAGGCCATTAAAAATAGTGCTGTAACAGAGACAACAGCTTTAAAAGCGGATGTTGAGCAACTAAAAACAGATACACAAGGTATTAAGGATAGCGCGGTATCTAAGACAACAACTTTAAAAAACCAAGCTGCAACTTCTGCAACTAATGCTGCTAATTCTGCAGCAGAAGCGGGGGAACAGGCTACTGCTGCTGCTAATAGTGCTAATACTGCTAAAACTGAAGCCGATCGTTCAAAAACTGAGGCTGATAGATCAGAAGCTGCTGCTAATTCTACCCCCGACATTCAACCTCTTCCAGATGTATGGATACCGTTTAACGATTCTCTAGATATGATCACCGGCTTTGCACCAGGCTATAAAAAAATAACAGTTGGTGATGAGGAAATAACACTGCCTAGCGACAAGATTGTTAGCTTTACTCGTGCATCAACTGCGACCTATATCAATAAGTCCGGCGCTCTTACCATTGCAGAAATTAATGAGCCACGTTTTGAAAAAGAAGGTCTGCTTATTGAAGGTCAGAGAACTAACTATTTTGCGAATTCAAACGCGCCAGAATTATGGAACTCGAATTCAGGGCTAAGCAAAAGTGAAACAAAAACCGATGATCGTGGTTTTAAATATGCAACGTTCGGCCCTGGTGTTTACTCTGGCTCTACTGGTACATATGGGATTATATCAGGTAACTCGAAAAACAATATATCTGTAGTTAAAGATGACGCAGTTACACTATCGTTTAGGGCAAGAGGACATAATCTAAGATTTGTTGCTAGATTTAGCAAAGGAAAAAAACCTGCTACTGTTGCTGTTCTTTTTATTGACAGCGACACGCTAGCTACATTCACGTCCGGGCAGGATGCGTCTAACATCACTGTGAAAAATGTTGTTCAGGATGGTGAATGGGTTGCTATAGAGGTTGTTTATAAAGTTACAGATAACTCAGCATATATTAACGGTGGAATTCAGATTGTGCAAAAAGCCGATGCCACTTATGATGATTCTAGTTTTGTTGAGGTGACTACTCCGCAAATTGAAAAAGGGTCATGCGCTTCATCGTTCATAATTACAAGCAGTACGCCCGCCACAAGAGCTAGTGACATGGTCCTAATACCAACTGATTGCAATCAACCATCCTCTATACCGTTAAGTCTACTTGTTGAGGTAAATAGAACTTGGGATATAGCCCCAAACTCAGCACCAAGGATAGTACATGTAGCAAATGCACCAGAAGACCAGTTATTAGTTGCTTTCAGGGTTCCATCAAGCGATACAGTAGAGCCGCTGCCTTATTCTCAGTTGGGGGTCAGTCAGTCATTTACGCCAGTATCAACAAAAACAAGCGGGAAAATGGTGACTGGTTTTGTTTGCAACAAAAGCTCAGAATTAAGATGCGTAACAAACGCTGTGTTCGGTGCGCCTGTGAAAACAACATGGAAAGCTGGTTTATCTAAAAATCTTCGTATCGGCGGCATAAGTGCAGATGGTGGGAAACATCTTTTCGGGCATGTCAGAAATTTTAGAATCTGGCATAAAGAATTAACGGATCGTCAAATGAGGGAGTCTGTATGAAAGATATAATATTAAAATTTAAAGACAAGAACGAATATAAAAATTTCTTAGTTGGAATAAACTGGCAAGAAAATGAAGAGTTACGAGATATGTTTCTCCTGGACGAGATTGGCTATACTTATACTGAAATCTCCGCACCAGGCGATGAGGAACCTAGATACACCCGTAATGAAGGATACTATGTTAATGTAAGGATTCTTGGTGAATCCTTTACTTATGAATACTTTGAGCCTTTTATAGTTCAGTTGGAACAGCCTCTTAGAGAGTGGGCGTAAGGTTTTATAATGGTAACTAAAACAGTAATTCCTACGGATATTACAAAACTTAAAAATGAGTCACTTAACAAGAATAATAATTTAAGTGACTTAGCAGACCGTGCAGCAGCATGGTTAAATGTGCGTCCTATTGGGTCCACCCCTCTTGCGGGGGATCCTGTTGGGGACTATGATGCCGCAACTAAGCGTTGGGTGGAGAACAAACTTAATACTGGCACAGTAGGACCCACAATGAATGGTGTTATGAACTACGGGGTGGGGGATTTTCATCTTCGAGATAGCCGTGCGTATATTCAACCTTATGAGGTAGTTTCTGATGGGCAGCTTCTTAACAGGGCTGACTGGCCGGAGCTTTGGGCTTACGCTCAAATGGTGGGGGCAATTAGTGATGACATTTGGGTGTCTGATATCAAACAACGTGGGAAATATTCTACGGGAGATGGTACCACTACTTTCCGCGTCCCAGATCGTAATGGTGTGCAACTAAATTCAATCAAAGGGTTATTCGCTCGTGGTGACGGTGGGGGGGATGCTGGTCAAGCTGGTTCAATATCAGAAGCTGCAGCACCCAATATTACTGGTAGTTTTCCTGGCGCTATTGCTGGTGCATATGAAGAAGCGCTTAATAGATATTCATCTAGATTTGGTCTTATTGGGGCGATTGGTGGTGAAAACGGCTTAGGTGCCGCTCCTGGAGGTGCATCTAAATCATTTGCCGTAGTTAATCCTGATAACCAATACGGATTTAGTTTTGATGCAAACTTAGCGGACCCTGTTTATGGAATAAAAGGTACTATTATTCCAAACAGCTTTATAGGTGTCTGGGTAATCCGTGCTTCTGGTGGGTTCGTGGCTGCAAAGACTTCGTGGAGTGTTATTAGTGGTAATGCTGTCAAACCTAATACTGGTACTACTGTTTATGGCGGGAGTGTACTATCTGAGTATAAAGTAGGTACTAGTAGTGAGGCTGTAAGTACACTACGAGCTAAAGCTACTATTGGTGGCACCTACTCTACTGAACTACTAATAGACAATAAATCTACCGGTAAATCGAATTCCGCCCAGCTTGTAGATAATGGGGATTTTGTAACGGATCGTTTTAAAGCTAGATTAGTTACTGGCATGACGTGGTCTCAGACTGGCTGGGTACAAGGTACTCTTTCTCAGAACGAGGTCAATATAGGTAGTACATTTAACTTTAATAGTATATTGAGCGGTTCCCAGTCTTCTTCCGCAGGGTATAAGACATCTGCACATTTTGGATTAATTCATAATGACTTAGGCTCATTTGCAGATTCTTGTTGGCAGGTAGCGGGAGATGATGATAATAAATTTGGTGTGCGTTTAAAAATTCAGCCGAATAATAATAGTATTTATTTTTATTCTTGGTGGCCAGGTGCTTCAGCAACCTATACTTTGCAATTAAATGCTGTATCTGATTCTCGCTTAAAGCATGATATTAAGGCTATAGACGCAACTAAGTCCATCGAGGTATTAAAAGGATTAGAATTCCAATCCTTTGTATATAATAACGATGAAAAATCTCGTGTCCGACGTGGGGTTATTGCTCAGCAAGTAGAGAATATAGAACCACTTTATGTAAAAACTAGAAAATTTTATAATGATGACGGAATAGAGCAGGAGCAAAAGGAATTAGATACAACTCCAATGCTTCTTGACACTATGCATGTTGTGCAAGATCTTATTAAACGGATTGAAGATCTAGAGAAAGAGCTTGAGCAATTAAAGGTACAATTAGTATCACAATAAAAGAAAACCCCAGTGGACAAAATCCACTGGGGTTTATTATTTATTTTATATGTAGATTACTTACTTCCTGAACTTCCAAATCCTCCTTCCCCACGTACAGTCTCTTCTAACTCATCAACGATTTCAAAATTATGAGTTGAGTAATGTGGCAGTACCACTAGCTGACAAAGTCTCTCGAAATTCTCCAGAGTTTGCATTTCAGAACCGTAATTATAGAGGTTCATCTTAATAGTACCACGATAGTCTGAGTCGATCACCCCTGCGGTGTTTGCAATCATCAAATGGCGCTTACCTAAAGAGCTACGAGGAACCACCAAACCGAACCAACCTCGCGGAATTTCTACCGCGACACCGGTGTCAATCATTAGGGATTTGCCTGGCGCAATAGCACGTAAATCTGCGGCAGGGTTTGTACCAAAGAATGCTCGCAGATCCATACCTGCGGCATCTTCGGAACCAATCTTAGGCATACAATCTGGGTGAGTTAATTTAATTTTAATCATTGTTCTGCAATCTCCAAAATATCTTTTGTGAACTTATCTAATACATCTTGACCTACAGCAGCAATAGCATCCACACAGTAGGTAGGTAAATCAACCAGAATTAGGTTTCGGTAAAGCAATTCTTCCGAAGCATTTAAATTCTGTATATATTTCTGTTTTCCAGGCAGTGGAAGCTGATCAATAATATCCAGAACGTTACCGAATTCACGAATAATATTATATCCGCGTTTTGCCCCAATACCTTCAACCCCACGAATATTATCCCCTAAATCACCCATAATTGCTTTTAGAGAGATAAACTGCTCTACATCGTCAACATTATGATGCTCATACATATCACGAAGATGATATTCACGACGTGTTGTGAAAGAAAAACGAGAAACTTTATCTGTTAGTAAAGTATCCCAGTCACCGTCTGTAGAGATTAACCAAACATGATCGTATAGATGCCCAATGAGTTTAACAATATAAGCCGCCATATCATCTGCTTCTACACCACGAATAGTGAAAGTTGGAAATGTAGTTTCACATAATTCGAAAGCATCTTTCAAATACTCGAAGAACTGCTCATCTAGTGCTTTCTCCTCTTCCGTACGCTGCGAGTATTTCTCATCTCGATTCCCCTTATACTCAGGGAGATGCTCTAAGCGGAATGCAGACTTCCCTTTATCCCCTAAAACTATTGTAGTTCTAGCAGAATAAGATTTTGCTAGAGACTGAATAGTGGAAACATAACTTGAGGCAAATGGTTTTTTACTGTTGTTATGTTTGAAGCGAAAGCCTAAGTTAGTTCCATCGACAATCATTAGGTTACGACGGGAAGCCATTTCAGCTTCCTCTTCTTCAATAAATTTTCCCCAGGATTTACTCATTATTTAATTAAGTCCTCAACAGATGCATTATGTAGCCACGGCTCAAATAAACCGATTACGATTTCCATGCCTTTCTTATTTAACACCATATGGGTACGACTCATTAAGTTGTCAACCATCGGGTCTGAGCTATCCAAAGCTATTAACCACTGTCCTCTGTCTTTTTTGAATATTAATGCAGGTTTGGAGTTCATCTGCTCACCTTCACGTGAGCACTGCTGCCACCACTTCTCTAGAGTGGATTCACCAACATTAAATAAATTACTTGATATATTATCATCTTTATACCACTTAACTTCGAAGCAGTATTTACTAATGTGTCCGCTTTGTGGTGGAAGGTAGATGTCACCCTTCAGTCCGTGGCTCTGGCCAAAAGCACCAGAGCCAGGAACACGTTCCCACTCAAGACCTGTTCGCTCACGTAGAATATCTCTTACCTGATATTCACCACGTTTACCTTTCTCTCTACTATCTACAGCCATGTTTTATTCTAAGTAGGAAAATCCTTCTGCATCTTTTTTGACAGTAATCTTATGAGCTAATGGATGCGTATGCCCATGAGAAACAATGATAGAATTTAGACTTTCTTCCTCATTTAATAGCTCAACGAGAGTATCAAGTCCCTTCGTATCAATAAAGCTAATTACTTCATCAAGGAATAGAAGATTAATATTAACTTTACTAATAGATGTTAACAGCATCCGAATAGCTAACAGGGTTGCTAGATTAATTCGACTTTGCTGACCAGTAGAGCAGTTTTCCATACTGGTACGGTTTCCATCATTGAAGATTACTACTTGTAATTTAGTTTCATCTAGTTCAAATCCAAGTGCGAATTTACCACCAGTCATAATAGAAAGATATTTATTAATTAGCTCTTCAAATACTTTCACACTATGCTCTAGTTTATATCCAACCAGATTTTTCAATGCAGCAATTAGAATATCGAGATCAGCAACAGCTTCTGATACTCCATCCAGTTTGGAAGTAATCTCAGTCATTTCTGCTTCTGCTTTCTCAATCTGTTCTAGCTTTGCTTTATATTTTGCATTGGCTAATTCGACATTTGCATTATGCTCTTTGGCAATTGCAACCTTAGAACGGCCATCAGCGATTTCCTGTTCTAATTGTCGGATTTGCACCTGTAGGATTTGCACATTGAGTTCTTCAAAAGAAGCATCACTCATTGAATTTTTGAACTCGTCTCTAGCTACCACTGCTTTATCCAAAGCATCCTTTGCTCTAGTATACGCAACGTACTCAAGTTGTTCTTTCTTCAACTGTTCTAGCTTAGCTTCAAGAGATTGCTTCTCTTTGAACAGAGGATCATATTCTACTCTAGCCATATCCATTGCTTTTTGAGCAGCAGTTGTATCCAGATGAGTACCACAAGTAGGACATTCAGTATTTGAAGCCTCTTGCTTGAACTTCTGATAACGTTTCTTAACTTCGCTCGCACGTGAGGTCACAATCGTTAGGTCACGCGTAACACTCGAGATCTCTTCATTTTGGTCAGTGGGCGCGGGCAAATTTTTAAAAGGCTCGAAAGATTGTTCGGCAACTTGTACAGCTTTGTCCAAATTACGCAACTTAGTAATATTAGCCTCTTGAGACTTGGCTAATGCCGCCTTAATTTTCGACTCAGTAAGTTCTTGTGCTAATGGCTCTTCATCAAACTCCGGTACTTCTACAGGTTCCTGCAAAGTTCCCAGATTATTCTTTCCATTAAGGATTTTCGTAATTACAGCCATTTGACCCTGCAAATTATTTAAGGTATTTGCTATTTCTTTACGATCAGCCTTAATAGTTTCTGACATTTCTTTGTATTGCTCTTGATTGAACAAGTTAACAAGAAAAGCCTTACGTGTTGCATCTGTTGCTTTTAGAAAATCTAGGTTGGAACCCACTGATTGATAAATCAGTTTGGTGAATGTTTGAAAGTCACCACCCATAATCTCTTCAATCATCTTGTATGTTTGGGTTGCCGTATGTCCACTAATATCTTCCCCATTCTTAATCAACGTTACTTTAGCTGTTGACTTAACTACTTTATGCAGCTCATACTCATCATCATCTTTTGAGAAGTAAGCGTGCATATCGTATTCTTTCTTAGGGGCATTCCAAGAGAACAATGCATCCTTCTTAATACCACGTGAGTTCTTGTTATAAAACAATTCCTCGATAACTGTAGCGATGGTGGATTTCCCTAGCCCATTGCCACCAATTAGTTGAGTAACTGGATTCTTATCGAAATGAATTACGATGTCCTTACCGTAAGACATAACGTTACTAAATTTTAGTGTCTTAATTGTAATCTTTGACATATTTCGCAGCTCTAGCTAAGATTCTATCAATGTCGCCTTGAGATAGCTTCTCGACTTCACGGAAGTAAAGTTCAAGTTCACCTAACATATCAAGATCAACAAGATTTAACTTAGCGTCTTTAGTAACTCGATAGTTAATCTTCTTATCTAATAAATCAGAGTCTTTGATAGACTTTAATTGAACAACGTCACCAGTAACTTCGTAGACTACACGATCATAATCACTAGGTTCCATCTCTTCACCTGCTCCGATTGTTTTACGAATCAGTTGTGGTAAATCACCTAATTCAATCCATTCTACTTTTAATGTGTCGGTATCAATGATAAAGCAACCATTTGTACCTTTTGTGCGTTCTCTGTGGAACGATGTAGTTAATGGAGACCCTGGGTAGAGGAGTCTAGTAGATCCTATAGTCTGGCTATTAGTATAAGAATGTAAATCGCCAGCAATTACAGTATCATAACAGTTGTACTTAGTTAGATCAATTTCTGGTTTTACATGCGGAGGGATTTCACCACGAACATGCGTGAAACATAGTTTTGATTCAGCAGGTTTCCACTTAGGTTTATGAATCTCATCATACGGAACAATATCAAATTCAGGGGAACGATATGGTTTGGTAATTACTTCCCACTTTCCGCTCGTTACTTTATTAATAACTCCTGCATAATGGTATAGACATGAAATGGTTTTAGTTAACATTTCATGATTTCCAGTAAAGATTTTGCCTGGATGGTCAAGTCTTGACATGAACTGTTCAAGCAGTTCTATTTCTTCTGACGACGGGTCGGCAACATCAAGTATATCACCACCAGCAATATGAAGATCACAGTTATGATTATGGAATATATCATTTAACCGTTCTCCTAGCATCAGGAAGCGACGCTTCTGCCATTCCTTTGGAATTTTATCTTGTCCTAGTTTGATATGATGATCAGCACTAAATAATATTCTCATTGGTTAAAAAGAAAGGGGCCGAAGCCCCTCTATTTATTAGTCATCCAGATCGCTTGCAGCTTCGTGGTCAATACCTTTCTGGGAACCAGCATTGCTGTTACCAGATTTGGCATCATCATCTTTATTCTCACGACCTTCCATGAAGGCTTGAATTGCTTCTTTCTGCTCTTCATAGGTAGGAACCGGATAGGTTTGTTCCAGAGAAGGAACTTTTTCGAACTTAATGATGTCGCCATCTTCGTCACACATAGCTTCACCAATCAGATCTACATCCGCAGCATATTGCTTAGATTCTGCACTGTTAGGATCTTGCAGCTTAATCTGGAACTGCATAGCAGCAATCTGTTGTACATCATACTCAGTATCGAAACCTTTGCCTTTTTTCTCGATAGAAATATCAATATCAAACGGAGTTGCCAGATTCAACTGCTTCATGATAGACTGGATGCCTTTCAGAATAGTAGCTTTGACTTCCATTACTTTCAGTTTGTTATCAGAACGGTCGATAACAAAAGCGATATAGTTTTTCTTCGGTTTCAGCGGAACACGATTGCCATCTTTATCCAGCTCTTTCTCAAAGAAGCCCATCTCATGGACCGGATCAGCTTTACCACGAACAAAACTCTCTTTGTCGCGGTTAAAACGGAGACATTCGAAAGGAGCTACGCTACCCTCTTTATTAGTCAGCCAATAGACATAACGTGGAAGAACACCAGAAACGATACGAACACGAGTGATACCGTTGTTGAACTTCAGGAATTCGATTTTATCGTTAGAACCGCCAGTAGTTTCGCCCCAAGACTTAGCCATATTTTATTTCCTCTTTAAAGATTAATTTCGATTTGTTAATTGCGATTAGTGGGTTAGTGTCGATTACTAAACGTGGTATCCATACTGGAACATATTGTATGTCCAAACTAGGATCGTTTGTAAACTTGTATTCGGCATAATTTCGTAGACTTAAAATTCCTAGATATTCTGCCAGTTGTCTATTAGACAATTTATTTGGATTATCAACTATTGTTGATTCATTCAAAATGAATGAGGAACCGACCAGTAATTGGTGAGCATCAGGCTCTGTAAGCATTCTTTTGAATAGCTTAATAATTAAGTCGGAATTTCCTCTAGCTAGTAAGTATAGCTTTTCATAATCGAAGAATTTAATTTTTGTTTTCTCCTCGAATTTATGTATATATTATACTAGATTTCGAGAGAATTTAGCAACTAAAATTTTTATTTTTCTGCTTCGGACTTTCTTATCAATCCGAAACTTTCTCTCTCAAATTTATGTATATATTATACATCATTTATGAGCTGTTGCCAAATGCAATTTTAGCTAATTGAACTGCTTTCTCCGGAGTCATAGTAATAGTTTTCCACCCGTTGTTACGATATACTGCCATACGTCCAGAAGCCTGTCTTAGTCCAGTACCACCTTTCATGATTAGATCTACAACAATAGGGTCAAGTTTACCATCGACAATACGTTGAACACGGCCTGCAAGCTGTTCAATGAGAGATTCATTATTAATAAGGCTTCCCATTATTAAACAAGATAGTTCATTAAGGGAAATACCTTCAGAGAAGATACTTTGAGCTGCTGCAAGTACACAAGGCCCACCTTTTGCTATATCTTCCTGAATTTTTAATCGGTCATCTAAGTGGGTTGCCCCTATAATTTCATATGTTGTAACACCCCGCTGCGTAAGAGCTTCTAGTACTGTTTGGATTAACTCTGTTCTATCACTTACAATGAGTACTTTATGTCCCATATTCACATATAAATGTGCTAGGTTTATAATAGTCTCTCGATATTCAGGATGATTATACACATCGTTAGCACGTAATGCCCACGGCACGTTTTGGTTTCCTGATAGCTCAACAGGCACGGAGTACCTATGGATTGTAGGTGCAACAGTATTATTAACTGGAGGACTAAAGATTTTATACCCAAAGAAATCTTTGAACATAACTTGCAAACCATCTTTTCGTTTTAGTGTACCGGATAGTCCAATTTTATAGCGAGCACATGATATTTCTAGGAAGTTAGTGAAAGTTGTAGCTACACAATGGTGAACTTCATCAACTATAACAGTACCGAATACTTTAGAAAGATTATTCGCATGTTTATTCACTGTTTGAATATTACTGACTACAATTGGTGGATCAATATTGTATTTCCCAGAACCTATGATGCCTGGTTCAAACCCAAACCATTTACGAACTTCTGCTGCCCACATTTCACGAATGGATGTATTCGTACAGATTACCAAAGTTTTCTGGCCAAATTTATACGCAAGTGCAAGTGCTAGGATAGTTTTACCAAATCCAGGCTTACCATTAATAATACAGGTATCATCGCATTCTTCGTATATTGGAAGCTGATCTTCTTCACGCAGCTTGAACTTAGGTTTTGGTATATCTACCGGAGCTAATGTGCGTTTATCGACTAATTCGTATTTTACTCCTTTAGCATCTAGTAAGTCCAGACGCGTAATAGGGATCCACTTAATCTCTTTGGCAACAACACCACTATTCTTATACATAATAGGGTATTTACTAGTCATTGTCTCTATGTGATAAGTGGTTTGCTTACTACAATAATCCCAAAGTTCATCATCGGGCTTGAAATAGGCTTTATTAGATATAACAACCTTCATAATTTTATTCTAAGTCTAGGAATTTCAGGCTCCTCTTGATGGACTTGGTAAATAACAGGGCTATTATTTACCAGAATATAGCTTATATAAGCTGGAACATAGGATAATACAAATGGATAAGGGACTTTAGCCACATAGCATTGGTATTTTCCATTATAAATTCTAGCCGAATGCAAAACTTTAGAGGTGACAACATCATAGAACGTAGTTTTCTTCCAATTAATAAGATTTCCATCAGAATCTATAAATTGGTTACGCTTTGACCCAACTAATTGAGACAACATTGATATTCTACCCCTAATAGGATAGAGCTTGTATGGTAATTCTTTCCGTTTCTCAAATAGAATAAGCCTACGTTGAGAAAACGTGCCAGGCAACTTCCTGTTATCTAGCACATATTTATTATATCTTGTTGTAATTACGGAATAATCACCTTCTTGCTCAATTGATACAAACGCCCGTAACGCATAGACGGGCAATTTGAAATTAAGCACCGAGAATCCTTTTCACGTTATCCAGATCTTTACATACAGCAATAAACTTATCCTCCTTGTACTTGCTGTGATCTGGATGCTCTTTATCCATTGCAGCTAATTTCTTATACTCGAAATCTGCATCAAGTAGCATTTCTTTAACGTAACGAGTATATTCGTCATCATCAATACAAGCAATTGATGGGTGCTGTTTCTTCATCTTACCACAAGAATAGTCACGAGAACCTCCAGCTTCAGAATCTGAATCAATACCAATCGGACAGCCAGGAATACTGATACCACGGTCTTTCTGAATATTACGAATCAGAAGTTCATTGTATTGGTCAATCAAATCCTCACGAACAATAGCAACTACGGAGTCATGAACCAGCATAACAATCTTCATCTCTTGTTCTAAGCCAAGAGAAATGATCTCATTATCTGCATCTACAGCACCTAAAAGGAGACTATCCGAAGAAGCAGACTGAATGATTGCGTTAAATCCAGAACGAATTTCTTCACCCTGAACGCCACGGTCTTCGGAGTGGATATTATGTAGACGACGTTTACGCCCAAAGTGACTATAGATAAATCCATGATTCTTGATCTGATCGTGGCACTTATCAATCCAACGCTTAAGCTGTGGGAATTGACCAAAGTAAGTCTCAATGTACTCTTTAGCATCTGCAACGGTACATTCAACAAACGGTTCTCCAGTTTTGGCTGCTTGTTCGAGCAATGCTTCGTTAACAGAATGTGCTACTTTAGCCGGGCCAGAACCATACAAAATACCAAAGGTAATTGCCTTAGCTGCCTGACGTAGAGCTGGGAACAGCTTCTTAACATCACGAGGTTCACATTGCAATTTAAATACCATGTGGGCGATGTTAGAGTGGAAGTCAGGGTATTTATCAGGTTCATTTCTCATGTTGATAAATACTTGTTGCATATTTCTATCACCAGATAGAACAGCAGCATAATAAACTTCCGCAGTTGTTAAGTCCCATGCGATTACACGGTATCCAGGTGGTGCAACTACACAACCCTTAATGATAGACTCATCACGAGGTAACTGTTGCAGGTTCAGTTTACCAGAAGAACTTAGACGACCAGAAGTAGTCATGTGTTCGTGGAAACCAGTACGAATGCAACCATCTGCATCAATACTCAGAAGAATCTTCTCAACATAAGTAGAGATTAGCTTAGTCAGCTTACGAATCTCTAGCAGAGTTTTAGCAATTGGATGCTGCGTAGCCAGTTCATTCAGAGCTTCTGCATCCGTAGAATCTGCACCAGTATCTGTTAATTTACCGGTTGGAGTCAAACCAACATAATCGAACAGAAGAACACGAAGTTGCTTAACAGAGTTCGGGTTAAATGCTTCATTCTGATCTTGTTCTAGCTGTTTAACTTCTGGATAAGTGTACAGTTTCTCGCGGGCTTTATTCAAATTATGAGTCAATTGATACTGAGCTTCTTTCAAACGATCAATAGAGATAGGTACTCCACGATCCTCAACACGTTGCAAGAATACGCAACCAGGCATCAAAACATCATAGTACAGACTGCAAAGTTTTTCATTCTTCTCAATTTTTGGTAAAAAGAAGTTGTGTAAACGTAGGGTAGCATCTGTATCTTTCGCAGCATACGGCCACATAATATCAAATGGAATTAAATCATAGGTGAAATCTTCTTTCTTGATTTTATGTGCTTTGCAGTAATCATCTTTGAACTTATCTAGTTCGAAGTCATAGTCACCCATATCGGTATACTTCATTGCTAGAGATTTCAAGCCATGAGTACCACGACGTTCATCTAGAACATAATGCTGCAACATGGTATCATGGAGCCTGCGTTCTTTATGTGCTTTATCAAAAGTAAGTCCCAGATGGTACTTATAAAAGTGCATATCAAACTTCAAGTTGTGAAAAACAATAGTGTGGTTTTCACTATCCAGAATTTTCTGGAGGTAATATACTGCAACCTCTGTGAGACAATCAGAATCAATGTATACACCCTGATACTCTTGGTGAGACATAGAAACACCAAGCAGATAACCATCTCGACAGTATAGTGCTGAGGTTTCGGAGTCGAATGCGACAGGTCCGATAACCATATTATACACCATCTTGATATATTCTTCCGCCTCATCAGGGTCAGTAATAGGACGGTAATCACCAGCTTTTGCAATCTTCTCACGACCATTGATAATATCGTGGATATTCTCTACTGTTGCATCAAAAACTGGTTTCATTTCAGGTTTAAAGTGTAGCTGGGCTGGGCTGATACTCGCAATCCAGTTAGCATATCCATTATACTCTACACGTTTACCGGTATAATCACCAATGCCTTTCTTACCTGCAAAGTACAGGAAAGGTTCGGCACCTACCAGTATAACAAAATCATAATCATTCGGGTCAAATGGGTTTTCCGGAGTCCCTATAGTAATATGCTTTTTGAGCAAACGACCGGATAACTTCTCGTTACACATATGGAATACATCAACTTCCTCACCGTATAGCTGGAAATGTTTATCATAACGAGTGTTATTTAGAGCTTTATCAACTACTGCGATTTTCAAATTTAATCTCCTCTTGGTAAGTAAGTATAACTTCAGTGTTTCTTCTCTAACTTACCAATATATTATACCAAATCTTTAAGCGATTCAGCAACTAAAATTTCAATACGTTTTGCTAACATATCAATCTCTTCTTTATTTAAGTCACCAGGGTCTTTACCTTCAGGAAGAAGAAAGTTAGCAACTACAGGCGTTAAACGCGTTTTTGTACGGATTAGCTTAGCCAGTGCTTGCGCAGCTTTATTACCGGAAGCATCATTATCTAGTAAGATAACAACAACTTTTACACCGGCAATAATATAAGGACTGAACTTATCTGCAATGTTATCCGAAGTAAACTGATGTGTACCAAAGCAACAAGAAGCATAGTCTATACCATTATCCTCTAGGTTCAGCATATCAAAGATGCCTTCAACTAGAATAAGGACTGGAGTATTATATCGTACAGGAAAAATTGGCGGTGAAACTTGTTTTGGTTTTACTAAGTATTTAGGAGGGGCAGAACTGTTTATAGAACGACCCAAAAATAGGATATTGCGTCCAACAGCATCTGTGATTGGGAATACAATTCTGCCTTCCCAGTCTGCTTGGTGTTGGAAAGCAAAATATTTCTTCAAGGTCTTAGAACTTATACCTCGGAAATCACCTTCGAAAAGGCAAGCAGATTCAGGAATTGCAAGATTCGTTGATCCATTCCTAATCTCTGAAATCTTTTTACGTACTTGCGATAGCCTTGGGGACTGTCGGTACTGAGTCTCATTAAAATAATGGTAAATGCTCGGTATACCTTTACCGAAGCCACAACTCAAGCAGTGCATAATACCTGTTTCAGGGTCAATACGCAAACTTGGGTGTTTATCGTCATGATCTGGATTGAGACAACAGATGAGGATGTCCCCACCTGTGTCTTTATATTCAATGCCTTTCAGATCAAGTAGTTCTGTTATTCTACTCATATATCGCTGGCCTGTTCACCTGTTGAATTTTCAGCTTTGTCTTTCTTAGCACGTTTAGATTGAGCCGGCTTATCCTTCTCAATAGGGATAACGAACTCAGCTTCCATTTGAGATATATCTTCCATTGCTAGGTTGGTAGTGTTATCCATCCGCAGGGTTTCCCAGTTCATTTTAGGCATAAACTTCACGCTATCAGAAGAACGAGTCTTAACGAAGTCAAACATAATAGCACCTTGACCATTATCAGCTTTTGCAGCATTAAGATTAGCAGCCATGTCTGCGGAATCAAGAATCCCCTTTGACATACGTGTTCTACCATCTTGATCAATCTGGTAAGGAGCTACACCAGCCACGTTATGTTTCTGGCAGATAGATTTGAAAGACGAGCTAACAACCATCTGTTCTTTCCAGTCATACATATCAATGGTTTTAGAGTCTGGAAGTCGGGTTTGGTTAATATAGTCCAGTAAGGCTACTGTAACTTTATCCCCATATCTAGCAACTAATTTATTTAATTCTACGTCAACTGTTGTAATAGACAGCTCAGGATCATAAACAATAATCATAGGAGTATGTAGTTCATACCCTTCTATTAGCTTACTTTCCATATCGTAGAAATCACTCATCTTAGCCATTGTGTACTGTTTAACGAAGTTATCGAAAAGCTCTTCACCACCATTAAACATCCTAGCTCTAGTTCTGGCTAATCTCAATAGAGCTGCGCCTTCTAGAGTATTATTACGCATTGCTAGTGCTGATACACCAGCTAACATGGCTAGATTACGTCTAAATACTTCATGTTCTTTCATCTCAATTGAGAAGTATGGAGCAATATCCCCATTCAAATATTGCTGAACCTGTATGTTTGAACAGATAATGGATTTACCAGTACCACGCCAACCACCAAGCAGTAACGTTTCTGTGCGAGCTAAACCGATTTGAGCGTCGAACTCATTACAAATACCAAGAGCGATTAAGTTCAGTTTGGTATCTTCTTCTCTCTGGAAAATACGCATGTTATCTGCGTTGAATACTTTTCCAGTATTCGTTACTTTCTCTTCTAATTTTAAGTGAAGGGAGGCAACTCGGTTAAGAATTTCTCCCTGATCCAGCATTGTTAAATCTTGAAGCACGTCTGTTTCTAGAAGCTTCAGGAATAAATCCTGTGTATACTCGGCCTCTAGGACTTCAAGTGCCTGTTCCATGCTAACTTCTGGAATTTGAGTGTTAGCTAAAACGACTAGAGCTTGAGAAAGGCGGGCGTTCCTATTAGCCTCAAGCATCAGTGCGTCAATGGACGGCATTGTGTTATATTTTTTATAATAATTCTGGACGGCTTGGTAAATTGAGGAGAAAGCGTCATTAAAATGATCTTTATGCAGTTTTGAGAATGTTTCCAATGCTATTTGCTTCTGTTCGGAAGCTAGAAGCATCTTCAACACTACAGCTTGCACGTTAAACAAGGTCATTCTCCTTTGCACGCTTTCGTGCCTTCTAAATGCAAAAAGGGGAAGGAGCATAGCCCCCTCCCCTTAGGTTTAATTTACCAGATTATTCAGCAGCCGCAGCTTTTGCATCCAGTTTAGCACGCTTAGCGGCACCATCATAGTCCTTAGCAACCAGACCACGACGAGACAGCATAGATTTAACACCACGCTCAGACTTACCAGTTTTCTCAGCGATCTCAGCAACAGTCATGTTAACCAGATCCAGACCTTCTAACAGATCTTCACGAGTTTTAGCACTTGAAGTTTCCTGTACCGGCATAGCAGCAATACGACCTTCACGAAGCAGGCTCAGAGCTTTACCACGGATCTGCTTAATATTGCGACCGAAGTGAGCAGCGATAGCTTCAATAGTAGCACCAGCAACAACCTGATTAACAAAATCAGTTTCTTCATCCGGAGTGAAGGAACGAACAGCAGCAGCTTTTTCGGTTGGCTTAACAGAAGCGGTCATTTCCAGACTCAGGATCTTACCCTGTACCTGTTTAGCACCGAACTGACCACCAGCTACAGCAGCAGCGATTTCAGCATAGGTATACTGACCAGCATGAGCGTTCAGGAAATCAACCAGTTCAGCTTCCTGCTCAGGAGTCCACGGGGATTTCTGTACTTCGTTAGCTTTCTGTACTTCAAAACCTTCTTTACGCAGTTTAGAGCCAACAGAGCGAGCGGTAACATCTTTGCCAGTTTCAGCGGCCAGTTCAGCAGCGATAGCAGCTACTTGTTCTTGAGAGATTACAGCAACACCCAGAGCAGTGGCTTTTGCTTTCAGAGACTCGGTTACACCTTCTACGTTCCAGTTCAGTTTAGACATTATTATTTTTCTCCAATAGTTCTTTAATCGACAGGATTTCTATCCCATTCGTTTCGGCTTTCTTATAAGATGAGGAAGAACGCTTAGATTCATCCTCACAGATTAGGTATTTAACGTCTTTGGTAACTGATTTTTTAACAGTATACCCTAGACCTTCTAAATAGTTTGTTGCATCCGTTCTATTTGCAAAATCTTGCAAAGATCCGGTAATACATACCGTTATTCCGTTTGGTTGGGCTACTAGACCATCAGTAATGATGACCTCAGCTTTAGCACCTTTAATACCAGTTGTGAATTTCCACGGTAATTCGATAACATCCTTGCCTTGTGGGGAATTTAGCCAGGCTTTATAATTTTCTCCAGCTTTGCCATCAGCTCTCACATCTTGAAAACTGGTGCAATTTTGGGACAATTTCTTTGCTGCAACCTCCCCAATTAGAGGGATTCCTAAAGAACCGAGAACTGAACCAAAGTCAATGTCTCCGCGAACTTTAGTATTTAATTCGCTAATTAATTTAGCGGCAACCTTGCTACCCACTGCTCTAACCAAATCTTCTTCGGTTAGGTAAAATAGTTCTGAAATCTTCGTCAGCTCCAGCTTCTCAATAGTTTTCGGGCCAAAACCCTTTAACTTCATTTTTGTACAGAAGTTCTCAATTAACTTACTTGATTGCGCTGGACAGTTGGACTTATTACGACAGAATAATTGTCCGTTGACAAGATCTAGCTTAGAACCACAAGAGGGACATTGTGTTGGAATTTCGATTTTCATCAAATTTCTTCCTTATCAATTTATATAAATATTATAGCAAGTATTTAAGCATTTAGCAACTACAATTTTAACTAACTTTGCTTACCCTCGCCATAACTTTCTATCCCTCAACTGAATGATAATAGTATATACCTAAGCGGCGAAAATGTCAATAACCACTTTATAATTCCGATATGGTAGATGGGTAGCAAAGGGTTATGTATTAATCGTATACTCGCTCTACTATGCACGGGATTACACCACCAGCACGAATCACTCGAATCTGGCAACCGATCTCTAGATCGAGAGAGTTAATATAATCAACGTTATTAAGAGTCGCTTTAACAATTGTAGCATCATCAATAATTACCGGTTCGAAATAACCAACTGGAGTTACTTTACCAGAAGCCCCTACCTGCCATTCAACCTTAGTAAGAGTTGTAATCTCGCCTTCTTCATCCTCTTTAATGGCGAATGCTCCACGAGGGAATTTATTAGTCCAGCCTTCACGGAAGAATTTGTTGTTGTCATTAATACGAACAACTTTACCGTCCGTCGGAATCCATTTAAAGAAGGAACGCACGTTAACAACTGTTAAGAAGTTCTCATTCTCTAGCCAAAGCATATCTTTTAAATATGCTTCTGTAATACCTACAGATTCAGCAGAACACTGGATACCGTATGCAACGAAGATTAAACCACCTTCCCCGATACGTTGTACGAAATCATCGCTATCTTTGAGGTTAATAGCACCAGAGGCAAAGTTACGTTTATTTTCTACTTCTTTTGTAATTAAAACTTCACCAGTGATTTGAGTAGGTACTTTTTGGGAAATCTTTTTAGGGATGTTCAGCAATCTTACGTTGCTTGTGACATCATTTCCCAGAATACCATTACCACGAGTTAGTGCTTGAACAAATTCGCCGTTAATATATAACAGAGAAATTGCACAGCCATCTAACTTATCAGTTTCTACTTGACCTAACGGGTTAAATGGGGGTTTATCTCCACGATTATAATAAACTTTCTGTAAAGAATACATACGATATAGGTGTGGAATATCGCCCTTAGGCCCGATCTCTTCTTCTAACGGGAAGCGTTTTACCAGGCAATCATACTCCTCATCAGAGATTAAAGACATGCCTTGATAATATGCTTCTTGACAGCGTTTAATAAATTCTTTTACATTAGTCATTTATTTATATCTCTCATTAATTTATGTAAATATTATATAACAAAACTGAGTTGAAAGCAAATACATTTATAAAGAAAAAGCCAAGAACTAGGCATTCTTGGCTTTGAGTTCTTCAGCTCGTTTCTGTACTTCATGCAAAACCTCAGATTCGCTAAGAATCTGTGTAAACGCGTAGAAAAGCTGTGATGTTGTTTCTAGGGTGTAAGGAAAAGAGAAGCCAGATTTCGTTGGAAACCATTCATCATTAATATCAAGAAGCCAGTAACGAATACCCATGTATAGATTCCCACGAAATTCAGATACTGTTAATCTTACTTGTTCTCCCTCCTTCTCCCAAAGTATGATGGACTGGTCATCAACGTGTCCTTCATAGTTTTGATTTACCTGTTCGCTCATTTACATATCCCAAATACACAAAAAGCCCCATATAGGGGCTAATTGGTTTCTTATCGGCCTACTGGAGAAGCACGATCTAACTCTGATTGGAGGCTAGTCACACGACGGACTTTCTCGACAGGAATAAAACGGAAGCTATCATTAGTACGAGAGAAGACAAGGATCTCATCATCTTTCGCTTTACGAATACGTTCACGTTTAATACGCTCAGCCAGATATTTATCTTGGGCTGGATCAAATTCCATTGTACCCTGAAGGTACGTGGTTCCTTTCTGACGAAGTTTCTCGTAATGAAGATAAAACTCACCAAATTTTTCACATTGTGCGATAATTTCAGCTTTGGTCATAACTGTAGTTCCTTTTGTTGGTGGATTTATCTAAAAATTACTTAGTGATAGCTCGGATTGCTTCTGCCAGATGAGCGGCTGCTTTACCGGTCAGTTTGTCGATAATTGCATCATCCAGAAAATCTGGTGCTAGGCCAGCATCAGAGAATGCTGAGCGAAGGTCGGCATGAGCTTGGGCTTTGGAAGTACGAGAACCACCAGAAGCTTTTTCTCCAGTAGATGCGCTAGATTTAGAAGCGGAGCCAGCAGCTTTCTTGATATACACACCTGCTTTAGTTAGCTTCATACGAAAACCGTTCGGAGTTACACCATTTTCCTGGGCAATTTCGCTAACAATTTCCATACTAACACCCGGACGTTCATCCTCTGGGAATTGCTCCATACGAGCAACGTATTCGGAAGACATTTTTTCGAACAGTTCATCAGTCCACTGAGTAGGAGTAGTCATATTTTATATTTCCTTAATTAAGAATTAAACAGAATAGTTCTTTCAAACTATGAGAATATTATATCAAGAATTATAGGATTAAGCAACTGAAATTTTTCGGTAATTGCTACACATCTAGCTCAACAATCTCCCAATCATCCGCTAGAATTTCTTCTAAAGTTAACTCTACATCTTGCTTATGTGATCGTTTAAAATTTTCAAAAATACCTGTGGGCAATGGTGCAAAACTTTTGATGGTATCATTGTCAACATTAAACTCAAAAAGAAGCATAAAGTTTTTATCGTTTTTCCAGCAATCTCGCTGGAGATATTTTACGTCCCCAGCTTTCAGCAAATCTGTTAGCTTACTCACGGCGTTTTCCTTTTTCTTTATCAAGTTTCAGGGCAGCCTTAACAGCTTCGTTAATCAACGTAATAATTTCTTCACGAGTCCATTTATACCCCAGAGATTTTACGTCAACCCCTAACTTTTCTAGATGTTTAACAGAAGCCAGCTCGTAATTCATATAATGGACGTTCTGTTGTTTGCCTTCTGATAGAAGCCATACACGGTAGCAACCAACAGGATTATCCATTGCTTTTTTGATTTCACCAATACACTGGTATCCAGGAACCCAAACAAGCTCACCAACTGCAAATTCTTCTGCTACAGCATCATCAGGAATAATCGGAGGATTCAACGGATCTACAATATCGTTCAAACGAAGTAGAGCACCATATCGTTCCAAAACAGATTTAATCATTGCTACAGAACGATAATTACGATCTGCAATCTCCTCAAAAGAATCACCAGATAAATACTGTTCAATAACGTTAGCTAACTCGATGCCTTCAATAAGTGTGCCACGTTTCTTTTTCTTCATTTCGGCAACTTGAATTTGGCGATCTTGCCATTCTTCAATCATCCTTTCCATAGTTGGATTGGATGATACGCCGAGCATTTCACATGCTGCTTTCTTAGTACCACCGTTCTCCAGATGCTCTATAACCTTTTTAAAGACTTCATCAGGGATTTCATGGATATGTTTCTTTCTGCGAGAACCAGCCATATTTAAACTCCTCTCTCAAATTTATGAATCTATTATACAGAAATTTTTTGCACTATGCAAATAAATTTTTACGATTCCTTGAGCAAAGAAGAAAGTTCAGCATATACTTTATCTAATTCAAACCCTATGCGAAGAGATACGTTAGTCCTCCGTTGTTTAAGTAACCACTCGGATATGTTAGGGATGCCAGCTAGTCTGTGCGGTACCACCCTACATAGCTTTTCCGAAGTATCGTAAACAGAAACTTTACGTTCTTTTACTGGAAACTTCCTTGTTTCCCATTTTTTATTCTTCACTGTCATTTCTAGCACCTAGCTCTGACATTGCTTCATCATGCATATGTTTTTCCTCATCAGTCATAAACTTATACGGGATTGGCATACACTCGATTTTACAATAGGTTCTGTACCAGTCTACAATATTTTCAGTGTTCATATCCTTACCAATACCCATCATACCAAGATACATTCTAGCATATTTTGGGTTAGCACTCTGACCTGTTTTAAGGAAGAAGTCTTTCTTCTTACCTTTCAGAGCTTCTATGAATGGTTTAATAGTTACATTTGAACACTTCTTAATATCTTCCCAGAACATCTCGTGCATCTTATGGAAGAATGCAGCTCGATCATTCGGCTTATCTTTGATATATTGTTCAACATGCTCAACTGTTACATCTTTAATAGACTCAAGATGATAATAGCGAACAAGAAGTAGTTTAGCTTCATACGCATCCGCATGACGTGGAGCACAATAATCTGGAGTTGAATGCAGAATAGCTTTGATTCGCTCTTCTGTGTACTCTTTACCAGCACCTTCAATAGTTCCCCAGCTTTCGCTGAAAATATCAATAGTTGCACCTTGATCAAGCAAGTAATAACGTAAAGTACTAGTATAGTTCCTAGATTCCAGCTCTCTGCGACGTGCGTATAATTGCTGTGCTAACTCCAGCCAACCTTCATCAATATTATATTGTTCAGAACCTGCGGAGAATCCACTAGTGGATTTATCAATAAAATAATAGATATTCTGAGCACCACGGTCGCGCCTGATTGCTTGAAAACGCATGTTTGGCGCTTGGTTTGAGGTTCTAGTAATAACGAATACGTTATCAAAATAGTTGAAGTCAACACCACTCGTTACGGATGGACTACATAATAAGCAATCAATTTGTTGGTCAATTAACTCATTAGTTGTGTAATCCAGGATACGTCTAATATCCACATCAGACGTAGAATTTGAATGGATTTCCTTAACTAACGTACCCGTATTACGACGCAACGCCATGCCCTTCTCATTCAGTTCATCTGGCCCACAGTCAGATACTAGGATAGATTTCTCACTCATCTCTAGAGAAGTCTGAAGTGCAACCCAAATACTGGATTCATCAGGGAACTCATAAGCATGAGCTTTTGACAGCATCTTACGATGATGATTATAAAACGCAACAGGTTTATCAAATTCAATCAAAGAACCATATGCTTCAATTGTTTCTGCACTAATATCCCCATCAGATAATATAATGATTTTTGCAGTTGCAAGAATATCCCGAAGAACCTGAATACATTCACGACGTTGTTTAACAACCGGGGCGAATAATAGGTCATTCATTACAGCATCACATTCATCGATAAAGATTGCATCAATTTGACCAATAAAACTCTTGAACTTATGCAAAGAGTGAATAGTTGTGGACATACGGTCAATAGCACCACGCTTAAAATTAAGCATATCTACAGACTTATCATATTGTCCTGCACTAAATTTCTTAGCATTTGAAGATACCAGTGCTCGAGTATTAGTAATTGCTAAGAAATTACCTTTAATAACTCCTGAATCCAACCAACGCACAACCGCTGTAGTTTTACCTGTACCTAGACTTGCTTTTACAAAAGTCATATAACCTTCTGGTGGTACAGTATTTAATTTCAAGAAGTTATCAGTTTCTAGAGAGTTAGTTTCTAGCTTTTTAAGTGGAATACCTTTTAAAACATCAGGTATATCACGTTTAGAATTATTAACAAATGCTTTCAGAGCCTGCTTACGACCGTTATTAAAGTAATCTTGAATATTGCGACTATTATCTTTAGTTGCAATATATTCTGATAAGGCTGGGCGGATTTCTTTTTCTAGCCATGCAAAATCAACACCATCCTCTAAAGCTCTGTGATAGAGTTTAGGAATAATACGTAGATACACTCCATCCTCGGCTTCTTCTAACTCGCTGATGGTTTCTTCTACTTTATCAGAGGCAGCTTTTTTACCTTTAATTTGGTCGAGTAAAGAGTAAAACTCCTCTTTAAACTCACCTCTAGTTGTTTCATAGTCAACCAGATTATTGGGTAAATTTACTTTAGAACCCTTAACAAATACCAGACGTGAAGCACCCTCCGCTTTAAACGGATCTACTATACCATCGATAAATAACGGATCTGCAAAATAGTGGAGCTGTACGGAAGAGTAATAAGCTAAGTCGGCAATATCAAAGCCATACTTTTGTCTACTACTTTCGTTGATAGATGTAAATAAGAATTTGATTTGACCCTGAGTTACTTTAACATTAGATTCTAGTATTAAGTGCATTCGGATACCTGGTTTTAGCCCAGCCGAAGACGATGCATGAGCGATAAACCCTGCATCAAGAGGAAACATATCCTCACTAATACTATTTAACATCCTAATAATATGTCGAGCCATGCCAACAAGATCAAACTTGTTACAACCACCTGTATCTACAATACCATCCACGTCCATTGCAATTATATGACTTGGGTTAGATACATTAAAGTTGCCCTTCTTACGTCGCACATTATTTTTAGGTGCAAGACATCGACCTCGTACCGCAACGATATGAGGGTCAGACGTTAAACGTCTCATAAGGGGAAGCATTTCTACTAGGGTTTGAGGATCAACTTCATCAATTACATCAAACTTGAAGGGCATTGAAGCTGGTTTACCTTCAGGATGCTTTGAGGAAAATCTTTTAGCAAAAAGATAGTCTTCTGCTTTAACTTCTCGCCAATTGCCTGTAGCTAAATCGCGATGAAATCCTGCATGACCTTGTAGGATTGAGAACACAACAATACTCCTGTGTTGGAAATGAAATAAGTTTTCTTTAGGACTATTCAGAAAGAATAGAACAACTGTTACTGTCAATTTCTCAACAAATTAATTGCAAATACTGAAGTGGGGTGGCAACTTCCACTTTCACGCTGCGCTGCTGCTTTGCTATACCGCACAAATCCTTGAGGATGGCCGCTAAGCCAGATTTGCTCACCTAATGCTTCATATACTAGCTCATACTAGATGCAATATAACTTACAGAATCACGTCTCGGAGTTTTTCACTCCTCCCGTCTCACTTCACAACCACCTCTATCTAGGTTGCTTCGAGGCCTTACCAGGGTTCCTACGGGACGCAGATCGCTAAGTATTCTATTAATTATTTGCTTAAAAACTAACACGTAACAGTTAAAACAACCCTTAATGGGGCAGCCTAACTGTTCCGTATCGCGGATTGTAAACAAGAAAAATTAGCAAAATCAATTTTTACTAATGTCTCTCATTTATGGGAATATTATACTATAAAATAATACTCCCTTGCAAATGAAATTTTACTGGATTGATTCCTTACCGTATAATTGACCTCTAAACATCTTGGCCATAGAACATGCAACCTCATAGTTGTCATATGTTCCTTTAACTATCCGTTTACGGTTAATAGTAAATACTACTTGCCAGTTCTTACTACCAGAAGGATAAACATGCATTCCTTTCTTATATTTGATATTTCTTAGATTACCGGATACTGTCTGCTCTCTAAGATTTTCAATACGATCATCACCTTTTATAGTGTTCACATGATCTACTAAATCAGGTAAGTATCCATGATGCATTAAAAATATTGCTCTATGCCGAAGCATAGTCCTATTCCCTAGAGATATACGATAATATCCATTACCCGTAGAAACACAACATTCTTTCCCTGCATTTCTTCCTGTAGTTCTAAATAACTTACCATCTTCATATCGGAAGTTATCTAAAAGTTCTTGCTGTGTGAATGACATCCTCACCTCCAATACATATATTATTACATAATCCATCCAAATTGTCAACGACAATTTATTTTGACTGTCAATCGACTGGAAAGATTATGTAATAATCCGAGCAATAATAGCCCGGATTACAAATTTCAGCTAATAAAAATCACTAGTCATTTAATCCCGGAACATAAATCCCAACACGATTTAATTGTTCTTTGGCTTCTTTGAGAATATCTGGAGTGTACTCCCAAATATCATCTTCCACCTGTAAAAGATGGGGCGAACAACCGTCATCAGGCACACGACATATAGCCAAACCACGTGGATGGAACAAAGAGAAATTTAGTGCAACAATTAAACCCATAGCAGATAACTCATTCCAATCCAATTCCCATTCCCTAGCGTAGCCTGATAGGAAAACACCAATACAGGGATCGTCTATTTGCTGCTCCGGAAAAGTGAAGGAGGCTTGTCTTACCCCCAACCAACGTTGTAGCAGCTTCTCCGCACGCTTCACCAAACTAGGATCAATCTGACGCCAATATACTTGTTCCATTGTGCCCCCTTAGGCAGTTAAGCCAGGAATCTGATAACCAAAACGACGAAGTTTCTGGATACCATCATTTACCTCTTCCGGTGAGTAAGACCAACCATAACGTTCATTAACCTGAAAACCAGGAGATTCACTAGTTTTATGGTTAACAACGAGGCGATGCTTAGCAGGCATAAACAGCTTATAATTTAACGCAAAAACCAAGCCCATTTCATCTAACTCTTTCCAGCCCACAATCTCTTCAAGACCCTCCTCTACCTGCACAATTAAACCAATACAGGGAGCCTCACCAATATCATCTTTAAAAGCAAAGGAGATTTCGTTATTCTCACACCATATTTTCAAGGAGTTAATAGCCTCATTATACAGGCTAGCTGGGAGAGTACGCCAAAAGTTAACCAAAATTGGGTTAGCCTCTTTAGAGAATACATTATTGAACATATTTACACCTTAAATTGTTGTAGGGCTTTACACATTTCAAGATCTGGACTAAATTCTAACATATAGCTAACAGCTCTTAAATCTTGAAGATTTATTCCAGTTCTACCATTGACTATAACCGTTGGATACTGATACATCATAGCACCGGCGTCATCCAGCACACACCAATGTTTGAGCTTATGCTTTTCAACGAAGCGAAGAACAGAATTACCCCTAGATAATCCACCCCCAGTAAAATCTGTTGTACCAAGAAAACGATCGATAAGACCTAATCCGGTCATAATCTGAACGTTCTCCATCTCATTTCTGACAGAGAACCAAGATGATACTCCAACAATCATTATCGGAGAAGGACGAATAAAATCCTGAAAAGCCTTGAGAAGCGGTTTGAAAACCCAGTCACTTCCAAAGAAAATCTTTTCATCATCAGGTGCGTGATGGTGGGAGATGCTCGAATTGAGCACCCCATCAATGTCTAGAAAAATAATTGGAGTATTACTTATTTCCGGACACATAAGGTCTACCCTCTAAATGAGCTTCTACACGAGCAATAAAATCAGGATCGCTGAAAGCATCTACCGCACCTTTACTCCAGTAAGGGATACCGCGTTCTTCCAACTGGTACATCTCACTACGAGTCATACCTTGATAGCCCGGTTCCGCCGCTAGGGCACTATCATAGTAGTTAACAACCATAAGTTTCGCAGCAGTCAAATTAAGAACAGGAAATAATTCCCAGTAGAAGTTAATTACTTGGTTAGAGCAACCAACCACAATGATCATATCTTGACTGGTAATACCATCAAAAACATTGTACATCTCCGCATATGCTGGAGCATGCTCTCCAAAGAAGATTACATTAGGTTTAACCCATTTATAATCATCTGGATCAATAGAATTGTATCCTACATCAATAATCCGTTTATTACTACTATTGTAGTTATCCGCTACAACAACCTCTTTTAAATATCCATGAATGTGCAGAATGTCACTATGTGGAACGCCAGCACGCTCAATAAGGTCATCAACGTTGGTAGTCAAGTTTACTACTTGACCTGGATATTGTTTATACCATTCACCAATACGCAAATGTGCAAGATTGGGTTCAACAGTTTTTAGCTCTTCACGACGTTTGTTGTAAAACATATGGGTTTTATGATAAAAATTACCACGAAAGGCATGAATATTACATACTTCTTCTAGATCATAATCATCCCACAATGCTTTACCACTAGCAGTATCAGTACGAAAAGCTCGTACACCACTTTCAACACTCAAACCTGCACCGCTAATAATAATTAATCTACGCACTATACGATTCCTTGCTTAAATCCTTCGATAATATTTCGGAGTAAAATTGCTTCCTCAGGGCGTACCTTTTCTTGCTTAATAAGCGTATCCAATCTAGCAATACAAGTAGCTACACCAGCATTATAACCAAAGTTCCATTGCTCAATAAGCATGTTTTCTGGATTACTTTTTAGATTCTGATTCAAGAAGTCCATAAATTTTCTCCTCTAGTTCCATAACACGATTTTCATAAGAAGCACGCAACTTTTCAATTGCCAGAGCACGCACCGTAACCTCATTAGAATTAATAGCTAATTGGGCCAGATCTTCTGTTTCCATACGTCCGTTGTAAATTAAGCGATATTTAAGATGTTTTACGTTTTTCATTCTTGTTCCTTAGTTCTGTACTGTAAATTCATTATTATCACAGTGAGCATAATAATACCCATACATACAATAAATTTTCACAGCCTTAGTAGACCCCTTTGATTCTTCATAATCAATCCAGAGCCACTTGTCTTTACCTACATAATGTACCCGAAACTTCTTAACTTTCTTATCATTCCATGTTGCAACAACACGACGATAATCAAATCCACCCAACCAATCTAGAGCCTTACGTTCTTCACTAGGCTCCCCAAGATGGGAGACATCTACTTTAGGAAGCAACTCGCTCATAGCTTTCTCCTCTCAAATTTATAAATCTATTATATATAAATTTTTGGCTGAAAGCAAATAAAATAAAAGCCAGGTCGACTAGCAACCCGGCTGATTAGCTTACTTAAGATTTAAGTGTTTTACTCTACCAAGCACTTCTTTTTGTTTCCCAGAATTGAAAGGCCTACTGCCTGGGGATCCCAGGTACCCGCAAACCCTACGTGTAACCTCTATTTCTTCAGATCCACAACTCGGACATACAAACCCACGTTCAGAAGCAACAGATTCACCCATATATCCACAGTTGAAACACTCATCAATTGGTATATTAACACCAATATAATGGCTACATTCTAGCCCCTTATCCACCACATACTCAAGAGCTTTGTGGAACTTTTTCATTTGAGGTAGTTCCACAAATGATATATTACCACCATTAGCTATTTTGGTAAAATGAGCTTCGTACTCAAATTTAGTATCTGGGGCTACTTTCTCTCTTACGTCCAAATGGTGACTATTAGTAAGATAGCCTTTATCTGTTAACCAAGAATACTCTGGGAACCTACGTTCTAGTAATTTATTAAAACGATTACATAGAGACTCACTAGGAGTAGCATACAAGCTAAACCCAAGATTAGTCTCATTAGCTTTAACTTCGCAACGATTTTTTAGGTGAGTGAGAACTTCCTCTGTAAATTCAATACAATCCCTATGGGTTTGTGGTAGACCAAACATTATTTGGCACATCTCATAGACCCCAATGTATCCAAGAGATACAGAAGATCTACCCTCAAAAATAGGCCATACATACTCTTCCCCATCTAAACGCACACCAAACCCCCCGTGCATATAAAGAATAGGGGCTTGTTTAGCCTTCACTTTCTTAAGTCTATTTAAGAAAAAATCATGAGCTTCAAAAGCCTCATCCACATATTTGTCCAGAATATCCCAGAAATCTTCAAAAACCCCATCTGCCTCAGCAGCAACCATAGGTAGATTAATAGACACTACACCTAAATTATTGCGCCCTGCAATTTCTCCGGAGGGGATAGCAGATAAAAAGCTACGACAACCCATAGGTGCTTTAAAATCACCAGTAACAGCTACAACTTTCTCGTAACTTAAATAGTCCGGGTACATACGGGTAGCAGAACACTCAAGTGCTAGCTGTTTTATATCGTAGTTAGGGTCGCCTGGATTTTTATTTAACCCTTCTTTAACTGAGAATACTAGTTTAGGGAAGATAGGGGTTGACTCAGCAGCACCTAAACCTTTAATACGGTTTTGGAGGATGGCTTTCTGAATCATCCTTTCCTCCCACCCCTGTCCTAGCCCAAAGCCAAGCGTAACAAAAGGAGTCTGTCCATTAGAGTTAAATAATGAATTAGTTTCATACTCTAGGGCTTGGAATGCGTCATAACACTCTTTTTCAGTAAGTTCAGTAGCATATACAGCAGCTTTCCTTTCATCCTTGAGCCAACGTAGACCACGACCCAGGTGCTTATCATAAGACTTTCTGACATATGGGGCTAAAACCTCATCGATACGATCAATAGAGGTGCCACCATACTGAGCACCAGATACTTGGGCAATAATCTGAGCAGTGATTGCACATGCAGTAGTTATGGATTTAGGAGTTTCAATATTTGCATTACCAATTTTAGTACCATTCTTCAGCATGCTACCAAGGTCTACTAAGCAACAGTTAGTGTACCCCTGTGCTCTGTAATCCATATCATGAATGTGTATCTTACCTAGATTATGGGCGTCTAACAGGTGTTTAGGTAACTCTTGCGATACTAAATACTTGTTAACTTCCCCAGCTAATAAGTCTCTTTGAGTATGGAACATCTCACTAGGCTTATTAGCATTATTATGCTGTAAATCCTTATCCGCAGTTAGAGTGAGCAGACCTTTGCAATTCTCAATTAATTCATTCTCTGTCATTGATTATTTCCTCGATAAACTTTATAGCTACTTTTGGTTCAATATTGAAGAATTCCGTAGCGCCGTCAAAATCTTTGTACTGGCAATTCTGCTCTTTAAAGTAGTTATGGGCTAATTTTTCTATTCGAACTGCACTACTATACTCTCCAATTTCAAATACTTTAATTATTTCCAAATCAATAAGGTGGCTACTAGATCTAATATGTAGAAGTCTACGCTCTGGATTGTTAGATCTACCTATTTTAACTCCGTGTGAGGGGCTATGCATAACATATATCTTAGTACTTTCTAAATCTCTATAACTACAGTAAGGACAACCGTTCCCTCTTAATACAGATCCTGGAGTAGCTTCCCACCTATGCCCTGCACCACAAAGAAAGGCGGTCTTAGTATTCGCATTACTATACTCACCCACTATTCTGATATTTCTGGCAGCAAGACGATCATTTATAGTATTAACACTAAGTTTCTGTTTATTAGCAGCACAAGATGGGCAGCCACTACCTCTATTAATTATACTATTAAGTGTAGTAGCCCACTCATGACCACAAACACACCTAAATTTAGTATTTATATCAGCACTATTTTTATAGCCGTTCAACAATGTAATACCTCTGTCCTGTAATATAGTATTAATTTTATCAATATCTAGTTTACGGCTACTAATAGAGCAAGTAGGACACTTAGTCTTTCCATTCCTAATGGCGTCAAATTTAGCTGTCCATTGATGACCGTATTCGCACTGATACGTATGCCTATACCTAGAATTTTGATATGGCTTATCCACCATAGTAAAACCACGCTCGGCTAGGCATTTATCTACTTCTTCTTGAGTTAATTTTTTCGGCATTCCACTTCTCCACAGAATTTTTACACCTATTATACTAAACATTATCCACTATGTCAATTAAAATTTTCTTTCGCCATCTAATACTGTAATATTTCGCGTATAAATAAATGATTATCTAGTATCATATTTCTACCTTTATAAGCAAGTAAATTTTTTATTTAAAAGCAATATCATAGGTTTATTTAAAATTATACTTGCTTTTTGCTGTAAACCTTGTTATAATATATTTGTAAGTTGATAAACAAGATCTCTTTGTTGATCCTCTGTTAGAAGCGAAGTACACTATAGGAGTGTTATTTATGGGAAAAGCACGTCAAAAAAGAGAGAACCGCAATGGTTCAAGAAAGCGTGGCAACAAGTATGATAGTAACGTAATTCAAGCAGATTTCTCTGGTGATTACGCCAATCCAGTTGCTAAATCCCTAGTTGGTAAAAACCGTGAGCAAAAATCATATATCAATATGATCAAGAACAACACAGTGACTGTTGGTATTGGTGAACCAGGTACTGGTAAAACCTTTATTCCGTCTGTTCTTGCAGCTCAGGAACTCGTAGACATTCACTCAGATATTGAGCAAGTGATCCTCGTACGTCCTAATGAACCTCTAGGTAAGTCTCTTGGTATGCT